GGAACACCCAGCAAGGAACAGCGCCAGCGCATGGATGCACTGCAAGCAAGCGGCTGGTGCGTGGTGGTGTGTTGGACTTGGGAAGCCGCCTATCGCACGGTTGTCGGATATGCGGCAATGCTGAGGGTGCAGGTGCCATGATGTCCTCGGACCATTGGGGGCAGTGTCACCAGGTGCATGTCCTCGGCCCGGCATGGCAGCCCACAGTTGCCGCAAGGGTTCCCGTTGTCCTTCAGCAGGAACTCGATGCGCAGCGGCTTCTTGGGCGCGTCGGCGTAGTTGGCCAGGATTCGGGCGCGCAGCACCTCGAAGCTGTAGCCCCGGCCGGCCTTGACGATGTGCTTGGTCAGGCTGTTCAGGGATTCGGTGTAGGCGTTGGTGTACGGGTGGTCGAAGACGGCCAGAATCTCCGCGCGCCAGTTCCGCATGGCCGTCAGCAGCCTCCGGAACTCGGGCTTGACGCTGGTCGGCACCGAGGCGGCGAAGTCGTCGAAGGCCTGGATGGCCTCGGCCTTGGGCAGGTCGAAGAGGCTGTAGAACGCCTCCTTGGCCCGGTAGGCGGCGGCAATCTCCGGCTCGTTGTCCAGCCACATGTCCAGGTTGAAGCGCTGCTTCGCGGTCAGGTTGGCGGGCCGCTTCTGGAGCATGACCTTGGACCGGACCCAGTGCCGGCGCACCTCGACCTCCTTGACCTTGCCCAGCCGGATGCGCACCTGGTCCATGGCCTCGCTGGCCATCCGCAGGATGTGGAACTTGTCCACCACCACCACGGCGTCCGGCAGCAGCTCCGCCACAATCCGCTGGTACGGGCGCCACATGTCGATGGTGACCACCTGGACGATGCTGCGGTCCCTGAAGTGCCCCAGCCAGGTCGCCAGGGTGTCCTTGTCCCGGGCGGGCAGCATGTCCAGCAGCTTGCGCCGCTCCACGTCCGTCAGCACCAGGCGCATCTCGCCTGCAATCTGCGTCTCGTCGATTCCCAGCACCCTGGGCAGCTTGGGCCGGTGGCTGGCCGTCAGCGCCTCCATGCGCTCGGCAGCCACCGCCCGGACGGTCTTCTCGTCCACCCCGACCTCGTTGGCCACCAGGGCGAAGGTGTGAATCAGGGCCTTGCGGGCGATGAAGTCCGCGCACCGCTCCGTCATCCGGCGCTCGTCCAGTACCCCGCCCAGCGGCTGGAGGAACGTCTCCCCGCAGTCCCGGCACCGGTAGCGGCGCACCGTCGCCTCCAGCTTCGTCGGCTTGTCGCGCGTCGGGCTGTCGGCGTAGGTGGTCTTCTTGGTGCCGTGTCGGTACAGGCTCAGGCCACCGCATTTGGAGCAAGCCCTGGGCTCGTGCAGGTATTCCGCGACGAAGGTTTCCACCGAGTCTTCGACCCGGCTGGCGGTCAGTTTCCAGCCTTCCATGTCCAAAATGTCTCTCATTCCCGGATTGTCGTGTGGAAATCCGGGTTTTCATGGTTGAGCTCCAACGAGCAACGTCCATGCGGCTGCCGCGCACTGTGGCACTTGGCCGTTTCCAAGGGCTCTAAGTCTGTCCACCCGAGCGGCCACCCCATCAGCCATTCGACCCACGTCGGGTTCAGCGCTCCACCAACTTGCGTGCTCAGCGCCGTCCCGCCTTGGTTGTACTTGGATGCTCGATGCCCAGTGTCGTCCGCCGCCGGCGTGGACCAGCGCTTCACCGCCTGTGCCAGGTCCACCTGCACCTTCTTCCCAGATGCTGAGTACGCGGTCCTCGGGCTCCGCCAATCCGTCACATGCGCGACCGACCTCCCCCCATTCGGGCATGTTGGAGTGGGCCACAAGCCAGAAGCGGTCCCGCTGGTGGAGCGCACCGACATCAGCAGCTCCCAGCACTGTCCATCGGCAGTCATACCCGAGAGCGGCCAAGTCACCGAGGACGACTCCGAGCCCCCGAGTAATGAGAGCTGGGCTGTTCTCCACGAAGACGAAGCTGGGTCGAACCTCGCTAACGATGCGCGCCATTTCAGACCAGAGGCCGGAACGCTCACCACTGATGCCGGCCCCTTTGCCCGCAACGCTGATGTCTTGGCATGGGAAGCCGCCAGAAACCACGTCAACACGTCCGCGCCAAGGGTGTCCGTCAAAGGTCCGAACGTCATCCCAAATCGGGAAGGGCGGGAGAAGTCCGTCGTTCTGCCGGGCGGCAAGAACGCTTGCTGCGTAGGGTTCTCTCTCGACGGCGCAGACCGTTCGCCATCCGAGGAGCTTGCCGCCGAGTATGCCTCCACCAGCGCCCGCGAAAAGAGCCAACTCATTCATACTTCTCCATGCTGAATCAACACGAAATTCCGTTCCAGCATTATGCTTCATCATCGTGCTTTCAACACGTTATTCCGGTTGCCCGGAACACCCAGCAAGGAACAGCGCCAGCGCATGGATGCACTGCAAGCAAGCGGCTGGTGCGTGGTGGTGTGTTGGACTTGGGAAGCCGCCTATCGCACGGTTGTCGGATATGCGGCAATGCTGAGGGTGCAGGTGCCATGAAGAAGCCGCGCAAGAAGTACCGCCCAGGCCCTGTGCACTGCAACGCGCTGGCCATCGTTCTGAACAAGGTGCGCAAACTCTCTGCCGAAGACCAGCGGCGCCAGCGCAGCATCATGGCCACGGCGCTGCAAGAGTTTGCGGCTGGCAGGGACTGTGCGTACCACTGGCGCAGCCTTGCTGATGCAGCCAACATGACCGAGACGCTGGCCGGCATGGGTATCTGCACTGGGCTGCAGGCGCAAACCATCATTCACGCTGCCCAGCAAGCACTGGCGGCCGTGCACAGCCGGCACGCCGAGCGCGGTACGTGGACGATGTACGCCACGGAACTGGACACCCTGCACTGGATGCTGCGCCTGCACACAACACAACTGGCCGAATGCGACTACGGCGAGTTTGAGCGGGCCTACCAGACTACCTGCAACCGGATAGCCCAGGCTCGCGCAGGCAACGCGCCAGCCGATGCCGTGGTGATCGTTGGTGGTGTTGGCGCACAAAAGGAGGCGGCATGCGCTGCATCCGCTGCAACAAGCCTGTGACACGGTACGCAAAGGCCATCCCCGGGCCAGTGGCATACGGTGCACCGCTTGCACGCGGGTGGGGTCCGAAGTGCGCAGCGCTCACGTTCGGGCCAAAGACCAAACCGCCAGCCAGCAGCGCGCCACCAGCAATCGTGAGCAGGCGCCGCAGTGTGCAGGCTGATCCGCTGCAAGTGGATTGGGTTGAAGAGGTGGCCGCATGAAGCGCAGCACGCCCCTCAAGCGCACCGGCTTCAAGCCCAAGGGCTGGCCGTTTGAGCTGCGCCCGGTGAAGACCATCGAATACACCCCCAGGCCCCGGGCTGCTGCCGTAGCCATCAGCGACGGGAAGGCGCGCATGGTGGTGCCTGTGCCAAAGCGCCAGTACGTGCGCGACAAAGACTACCTGCGCTGGGTAGCCTCGTTACCTTGCGCCCACTGCGGCATTGAAGGCCGCAGCCAAGCCGCGCACAGCGACGACAACGGTGCGGCGGGCAAAGGCATGGGCATCAAGGCCTGTGATTCGACCGCGTACCCGGCTTGCGCGCCGACACCGGGAGACCAAGGCTGCCACGCACGCATAGGTTCCTCTGGGCTGTGGCCAAAGGAAACGCGCCGCGCGATGGAGCGCGACTACGCGCAGCGCACCAGAGCCAAATGGGAAGCCGAGCAAGCGTTACGCAAATGCTCACTGGAAAACTTACCAGTGAGAAAGTAAGTTCAATGACGTTACCGGCGTGCAAATACAATTGCCGAACGGCAAAACCGAAAGGCTAGGTGTGACGTGTCTTCAGCTCACAGCCCCGCGAATCTCGCCACGCGCAATGCCTGACGCGCCGCCAATCGCGCGAACGAAGATCTATTGGATGGTGCAAAACGCGCCGCCGCCCAAGCCGCTGTGCTTCGACTCCCTGCGCGACTGGCAAGAGTACTTGCTGTACGTCCACGCAAGCGGAACGCCGATTACCAGGCGCCAAGACTTGGGCAAATGGGCTGGCAGGCGCACAGTGACCACGGTATTTGCCAGAGTGGACTACTGCGCCGACTGCGACATCGGCGGCAAAGTGCAACAGGCCAAGCAGAAAGCCGGCCGCTGCATCCTGCCAGCAACCCAGATCGACACCCCCAGCAACCACACGAAAGGCTGAAGATGCTGAAACGACTGTTTGACCTGATGGCGCAACTGAAGACCGCCACCACCAATCCGCAACTGGCCTTCCTGCCGGCCACCAAAGGCATGGCAATCATGATTGCCTGGGAGCACGGCGACAAGACGTATGAAGTGGGGCAAGCCTTCACCCGCGCCGAGTGCGAAACCGCGACCGACGAAAGCATCAACGCCGCCCTGGACGTGCTGGCCGGTGCAGTCTGGGAGCAGATCGCAGCTCAGAACGGCGAGACCCTGACGCCCGAGGAAGCGGCCGAGCGCGTGAAGTACGCCGCCAGCCAAGCTGCAGCCCAGAAAGCCGTGGACAAACTGATCGAGGTGGCCAGCCGATGAAACCAGCAGCCAAAAAAACCGCAGCGCGCAAGACCGCGCCGGCACCAGCAGCACAGCCGTCCGAGCCCACCGGTTGCCCGCACACCCGCGTCAAGCCCCTGAACGAGCCCGACGCCGCTGGCAACACCGAGCAGTGCGCCGCCTGCGGCATGCGCCAGGTGGGGCCTGATGGGGAGTGGAGGGCGCAGCCAGCGCCCACAAACTGACGCTGACCGCGCCAGAACAATGACGGCTGACCCTCACCCACCCCAAAGGACACCCAGATGAAGCCCTGCGCATCCTGCAAGACCCCCCAAGCCTGCGCCAAGGCTGGCAAGTGCATGGCCAAGCCCATGACGCCCCCGGCCAGCAAGAAGGCACCGATGCCCAGCAAGGGCGGGCAGTGGAAGTGAACTGATGGCGGCAAAAGCCAAGGAGCCAGCAGCCCAGGCACCAAAGCGCACTGACTGGGAGCGTATCGAGTCCGAGTTCAGGACGGCCTCGCAGTCGGTGCGCGAAATCGCAGTGGCCCACGGCATCACCGAGGGCGCAATCCGCAAGCGCGCCAAGAGGGACGGCTGGGAGCGAGACCTGAGCGCCAAGGTACGCGCCAAGGCCGATGCGTTGGTACGCAAGGAACTGGTACGCAACGAAGTACGCACTGAGACGCCGACTGAGCGGGAGTCGGTAGAGATTGGGGCACAGGTCGAGGCGCGCATCCGCATTGCCCATCGCTCCGACATCACCCGGATGCGCGTGCTGGTCATCCGCCTGCTGGCCGAGTGCGAAGCCGAAAGCGCTGACCCGTTGCTGTTCGCTGACCTGGGCGAGCTGATGAAGAAGCCCGACGAGAGGGGCGTTGACAAGCTGAATGAGGTCTACATGAAGACCATCAGCCTGCCCCAGCGCATCAAGGGCGTGAAGGAACTGGCCGAGGCCCTGAAAGTGCTGATCGGCCTGGAGCGTGAGGCCTACGGCATCCGCCCGCTCGAAGAGCCTGCAACCAAAACCGTGGTGTTTGACCTGAGCGCCATTCCGCCCGCCGAGCGCCAGGCCGCCTACCTGAAGCTGGTCAGTGGCACCTGAAATCGACTGGAAGGCGCCGAACTACGACGGCGTTTGGGCTGACCGGCTGGACAGGCTGGACCGACTCAACAAGGCGTCACCGGCTGACCTGGCGGCACTGAAGGCGTACTACGCCGATCACCCGGCTCAGTGGATCACCGACTGGGGCATGACGTTTGACCCGCGCAACCCTGAGCGCGGCATACCGGCCCTCGCCCCGTTCATCTTGTTCCCGAAGCAAGCCGAGGCCGTGGACTGGCTGGTGGCTCGCTGGAAGGCGCGCGAAGACGGCCTGGTCGAGAAGTCGCGCGACATGGGCGTGTCCTGGCTGTGCGTTGCCGTGGCTGTCTGGATGTGGACTTTCAACAAGGGCGTGGTGGTGGGCTTCGGATCGCGCAAAGAGGACTACGTAGACCGGCTGGGCGACCCGTCAAGCCTGTTCTGGAAGATCCGCGCATTCATCCGCCTGCTGCCGGCGCAGTTCCGGCCCGAGGGCTACAAAGAGGACAAGCACGCCCCATTCATGCGGGTGCTGAACCCTGAGAACGAGAGCAGCATCATTGGCGAGGCAGGCTCGAACATCGGCCGCGGTGCTCGCACCTCAATCTACTTCAAAGACGAATCCGCCTTCTACGAGCAGCCTGAAAGCATCGACGCAGCCTTGAGCCAAACGTCGAACTGCAAGATTGACGTGAGCACGCCCAACGGCGAAGGCAATCCGTTCTGGAAAAAGCGCTTTGGCGGAAAGACCAGAGTGTTTGTGTTCGACTGGCGCGACGACCCGCGCAAGGGCCCTGAGTGGTACGCCAAGCAGGTTCAGGCCCTGGACCCCGTGGTCATCGCCCAGGAAATCGACCGGGACTACAGCGCATCCATCGGCAATGCGTTCATCAGCGGCGACCTTGTGACCGATGCCATGAGTCGCGGCCCGGCTGACGTGCCCGGCATGGGTGGCCTGCGGTTTGGCCTGGACGTGGCCCGGTTTGGTGATGACAAGTGCGTGCTGACCGCGCGACGTGGCCGGCTGGTCATCAAACAGTGGGTGTGGGGCAAGACTGACCTGATGAGCACGGCCGGCCGAGTCAAGCAGGAAGTGGTGGCCTACAGGGCGCGCGGCATGCACATTGAGCAGATCGCGGTTGACGTGATCGGCGTGGGCGCTGGTGTGGCTGACGCCCTGCGCGCTTGGTTCGGAGAGGACGTGGTGCGTGATGTGAACGTGTCCATCCGGCTGGACGACGGGGCAAACTACAACCTGCGGGCTGCGATGTGGGCCAGCATGAAGGAGTGGCTGCCGACCGCCGCGCTGCCCAACGACCAAGAACTGCGCACAGACCTGACCGGCCTGCGGTACAGCTACCGTGGTGGCCTGCTGCTGCTGGAGTCGAAGGACGACGCCAAGAAGCGCGGCCTGAAGTCGCCCGACCGTGGCGACTCGCTGGCGTTGACGTTTGCCATCCCTGGCGGGCCCAAGCCCAAGAACGTCATCCCCGCAGGCCGCATCGCAGTGCATGAGATTGACGCCGAGCTGGGCATGTAGCCGCCCACAAAACAGCACAACACACACCCATAGGATGTGCTTGCCATTGGGTGCGACCTTGGCAGACAATCCGTGTGAGCCCTGAAGCCATACCGTCTTGCCCCGAAAGGGGGCCGTGTCGCACCCACGGAACGGTATGCCTTCAGGGCTTTGTCGTTTCCGGTGCTGCAGGGTCTATCGGGTTGAGATAGGTGGCCGGGGGTAGGAAGGCGCAGAGTGCGCTGTAGGACCGCACGGGAACTGTCAACGACGTTCTGACTGCACTCGTGGCTGCGCACAGAAGATGCAGGCGCAGCGGGGGTCTTGTGTTGCTGGTCCGTGAGCGCGAAGGCTTGCGGAGTGCTGGCAACGCTGGCGGGTCCGTGCAGAACGCTCCAGCGAGCGGAAAGCCTGCCATGTGTGGTGTGCCCTGGAAACGCACCGCATGCTCGGGACGCGCCGGCCTGGCTCCGTCGAAAGCAAAGCCGCCAAGTTCGCCGCCACGGTGGACTTAGGCAGGTTTTTGCCCGATCGTCCAGCCTCCACCATCGAAAGCCGCCCACAAAACGCTGCAGAGCACCGCCGCACCATGCCGGGATGCAAGAACCCAGCAGCCGCGACCCCGCCGACGACGAAGCCTCACCCCTGAAGGCGCTGCTGACCGCGACGGTGTGCCGCCGCATCAAGGAAGCCAAGGACGCGCGCCAGGCCAGCGGCATCGAGGAAATCTGGGATGAGGACGCCGACCAGTACGACGGCATTGATGAACTGAGCGCGCGGGCCCGGGGCGGTGTGAAGGACGCGAACAACCGCGCCAAGACTGACCAGAAGAGCACGCGCAGCAGGGTCTACCTCAACATCACAAAGCCCAAGACGGACATCGCCGTCGCCCGCATTCAGGAAATGCTGGTGCCGCACGATGACAAGCCCTGGGGCATCGAGCCGACGCCAATCCCTGAGTTCCTTGACGCGGTAGATGCCAACAGCCAGGAACCGGTGACCCTGGCAGACGGCACACAAGCCCCGGCCGAGCAGGTTGCACAGGTGGCCATGCAGCGCGCCACCAATGCCTGCAAGAAGATGGCCGACTGGATCGAGGATCGGCTGGCAGAAGGCGATGTCTACGCCGAACTGCGCAACGTGATCCGCGATGCGGGCAGGCTGGGCACGGGCATCCTGAAGGGCCCGTTTCCTGTGGCAAAGCAGGAAAAGCGCTGGGACGTGGCCAGCGGCGTTGCCGTGCTTCAGATGCGCGACAAGACCGTGCCGACCAGCAAGCGCAAAGATCCGCGCGACTGCTTTCCCGACCCAGCCTGCGGTGACGACATCCACAACGGCAGCTATTTCGTCGAGCGCGACTACATCACGCCAAGGCAACTGCGCCGGCTGGCCAAGGTAATGAACGAGGACGGCAGCCCGGCCTACGACACCGAGGCCATCGCCCAGGCGCTGAAGGAGGGCCCGAACAGCCGCAGCCGCCACGACGGGCGCAACCGCACTCAAGACGGCGACACAGTGGGCGACTCGGACGTGTTCGAGCTGTACTACTACTACGGCGAGGTAGAGCCCGAAACCCTGCTGGAAATGGGCGTTGATCAGGCGGCGCTGCGGGAAGAAGACCTGTACCTGTCCAGCGTGCCCAGCATCGTCACGATGCTGAACGACAAGCCCATCAAGGTGGCGATCAACCCGCTGGAGACTGGCGAATTTCCGTTTGACTTCTTCCCCTGGGAGCCGGTGGAAGGCCAGCCGTGGGGCCGCGGCGTGCCGCGCAAGATGGCAGTGCCGCAGCGCGTGCTGAACGGTGGCGTGCGTGCGCTGCTAGAGAACGCGGGGTTGTCGGCCGGGCCTCAGATTGCCATCACCGAAGGCGCGCTGCTGCCGGTGGATGGCAACTACGCAATCACCGGCCGCAAGCTGTGGAAGTTCGTGCCCAACGAAATGGTGAGCGACATCACCAAGGCCATGCAGGTCTGGAACATCCCCAGCGCACAGGTCGAACTGTCCAACATCATCACGTTTGCCCTGCAGATGGCGGACGAACTGACCAACCTGCCGATGCTGATGCAGGGCCAGCAGGGCAGCGCACCCGAATTGCTGGGCGGCATGCAGATGCTGATGAACAACGCCAGCGCCCCGCTGCGTGTCATCGCCAAGCAGTTCGACGATTGCCTCATCATCCCGCACCTTCGCCGGTACTACGACTGGGGCATGCAGTCCGGCCCCGAGGGCGGCAAGGGTGACATGCAGGTAGTGGCCCGTGGCTCATCAGCCCTGGTGCAGCGCGAGATCGCCCGCGAGTTCCTGATTCAAGCGCACGGCCTGGCGCAGCGCCCGAACAGCCGGATTGACCCAGACAAGCTGGATGCCGAGTTGTTCAAGGCGCATGGCATGTCATTCAGCAGCATCGAATACGACAAGGCCACCTGGGAGCAGATGCAGAAGGCCAAGCAGCAGCAACCGCCGCCGCAAGACCCGCGCATTGAGGCAGCCAACATCCGCGCCCAGTCGGCAGCCCAGCAGGTTGAAGCCCGCGCCGCCGAGGCCCAGCAGCGCATGCAGTTCGAGGCAGCCGAGGCAGAGAAGGATCGCGCCCTTCAGTCCTACGTGAAAAACCTTGAGTTCCAGATTCAGGCGATGGAGTTTGCCGGCCAGAAGGAAATCTCCTTCGCTCAGCTCAAGGCGATGCTGGCAACCAAGACCATCGACAGCCGGGACAAGCGCGAACTGTTCCTGGCTGAACGCGCGCTGAAGATGGACCCGGGCAACCCGACGAACCAGGGCGTATGAACAAGCCCGACCCCAAGGACTTTGACCTGGGCCGCGCCGACTTTGAATCGCGCACCTGGGAGAAGCTGGCCGCGTACATGACAGCCCAACTGCAGTACACGCGCGAAGTCAACGACCGCCCACAAAACACCGAGTTGGACACCGCCACACTGCGCGGAAAGATTTCCAAGTTGAAGGAATTGCTTGACCTGGCCAAGCCGGGCCCAGCACAAGCGGCAGCCCCCGAATAGGCGACTGTCAAAGAGAGTTCAACGTGTTTGAGAGAGTGAATGAGCACTGAAGCCGAGTTGGATGCGATGTTTGAAGCTGGTGCTTCCGACGATCAGGCGCCGCCCGCAAAGGCAGCACCTGAGCCCGTTGCGGCCGAGCCTGCGAAAGCAGATGCAGCGCCCGCAGCAGTCGAAGCCGCCGCACAACCCGCAGAACAACAGACGCCCGACGACGAACTGGCTGGCCTGCCTCCCAAGGTACGGGCCATGCTCGAAGAGTTTCAGCAGATCAAGCAGGCCGCCGCCGCGGTTCAAGGTCTGGAGCAGCGACTCCGCAAGACCGAGGGCCGACTGGGTGACCTGAACACGCGACTGCCGGCGCCAACGCCGCCCGCACCGCCGAAGCTGGAGAAGTTCGAGCGCTTGCGCCAGGAACTGCCCGAGGTGGCCGAAGGCATTGAAGAGTTTCTTGCCGCACGGCACGCCAAGCAGGAGCCCGACACCGACACCAAAGCCCCCACGGCCCCGGTGCTGGAGGCCGAGCGCCCAGGCTGGCAGGAGGAAGTCATCGGGTCCGAGTTTCAGCAATGGCTGGCACGCCAGGACGCAGGCTACCGAAGCAAAGTCGAATCAACCACTAGCGAGGCCGTGCTTTTGGGCGCGCTGACCCGGTTCGACGCGCACAAGGAACTGCAGGCCGAGCGCGCACGCCTGGAAGCTGAACGGCAAGCACAGGCCCAGAAGCTCGCACAGACACGCACCACGCGGGCAGCCGCCGCAGTCGCCCCAGCCGGGGCTGGCAGGCGCGCACCGCAACCAGCCGAAACACTGGACGACATCTTTGAGCGCGCAGGCGCCAGATAAGTCCCAACCAAGGAATTGAAATGAGCACTCAACAGATGGCAACGCCCCAAGAAGCGCGCATTGCCAAGTTCAAGGGCGAGATCCTCAAGCATGTCTTGCCCCAGGAAGTCATCGGCCGCGTCGGCGTGGGCTTGAAGAAGCCCATGCCCAAGAACGTGTCGGAGACGCAAATCTTTCGCCGCTGGCTGCCGAAGGGCGCCACCAGTGCATCGCCGAATACCTGGAACGTGGATCCGGCCACGCACCGCCTGAACGAAGGCGAGACCCCCAACGCCGAAAGCATCGTGGCGCAGGACATCAGCGTCACGCTGGAAGAGTACGGCGTGCTCTACCGCTACAGCAACCGGGTGGCCGACCTGTACGAAGACGACGTGCCCACGGAAATGAAGATGCTGACCGGCGAGCGCATGGGTCTGCTGATGGAGATGATCCGCTGGGGCGTGCTGAAGGCAGGCACCAACCGCTTCTATGCCGGTGGAGTGGCGGGTCGTTCCAGCGTGGTGGGCCTGTTGTCGGCCGCTGGCTTCCGCAACATCGCGCGCAGCATGCACAACAACCTTGCCACCAACGTGACCGAGATGCTCTCGGGCAGCGTCAAGGTGGGCACGGTTCCGGTCGAACCGGGCTACGTGGTAGTGCACCACACCAACCTGACCAGCGACCTGCGGGCGGTGTTCGGCGCCGACTTCACCCCGGCTGCCGAGTACGGCACTACCAGCCGTGTGCACGAGAACGAATCGGGCAAGTTTGAGAACTTCCGCTTCATCCCGAGCCCGCACCTGGCCCCGTACCTGAGCGCTGGCGGCACCACCACGGCCAACACCCGCTTGGCCAACGGCGTGCCCAACAGCGCCGGCAGCGAAGCCGTGGACGTGTACCCGATGCTGGTCATGTCCGAGAAGTGCTTCGGTGACGTGATGCTGCGTGGCCGCGAAGCGATCAACGTGACCCACATCCCGGCCAACGAGAAGACCAAGGACGACCCGCACGGCCAGCGCGGCTACGTCGGTGCCCAGACCTACTTCGCCGCTGTGCGGCTGAACGAAGGTCACATGGCGATCTACGAGGTTGCCGCCTCGGCCCTGGTGTCCTGAGCCTGAAACGGTGCTCACTGGTAAATCTTCCAGTGAGCGCCCCGGTCACAACCCAACTTGAAAGACCACGATGAACACTACCCGCGACAACTACGCGCTGACTGCAGGCGGCATTGCCGAAGGCACGAACGCCAACACCTTCAAGACGACCTACGCCATCACGGCCGAGATTGAAGGCCGCGCCGTCTACAAGGCGCCCACCGACAACATCGCCTATGCCGCCTTCACCGGCACCAGCATCACGGCCTTGGCCGCACGGCAGACCTGCGCCTTTTTCTACATGATGAACGCAGCCGGCGCCATCACGGCGATCCAAAGCTCCATCAAGCCGAGCACCCTGAGCGCCTCCTACCAGCCCGGCGTTTGGGAGTGGCCCGACCGTGAAGGCTTCGTGTGCATTGGCGCCACCGTCATCCGCACCGATGGCACGGCCACGTTCACGGCCGGCTCGACCGACCTGGGCGCCAGCGACGTGGTTGACACCCACATCGACGCCGTGGGCAGCGTCACGTCACGACCCATCGCCTACTGATGGCGACCCGGGCGCGCTGCCGTGGTGGTAGCGCGCCCACTTCAACAGGAGAACCCATGGCCCGAGGTCAAGCCCGCGAACTGCACTCACCCGACTTTGTGGACGACACAGACGATGGCGCGGTGGACTTCGCCCATTGCATGCAAGGCGCCCTGACTGCCAACATCCCGATCGTGAGCGTGCGCGAGTTTCAGGACGCGGTGGAGATGGAGAAATTCATGTCCGAACCGCTGACCATCAGCATCCACACCAGCAGCGACAAGAACGCGCCACCGGCCGTGTTCGTGGGCGTGAACGGCCAGCAGGCCTGGTTCCGCCGTGGCACCCGCATCAAGGGCGTGCCGCGCCGCATGGTCGAGGTGATGGCCCGCTCGCAGAGCACCACCTACCGCACCCAGCAAGTGCGCAACCCGAACGAGGACGAGCAGATGCAGACCCTGCGCACCACGTCCAGCGACTACGGGTTCAGCGTGATCCACGACCCCAACCCCAAGGGCGCCCAGTGGCTGGCCCGGGTGACCCGCGAAGGTAGCTGATGAACCTGCTGCAGCTCGCGCAGCGGCTACACCGCGAAACGGGCCGCAGCGGTGTAGGCCCCGCATCGGTCACAGGCGCCATCAAGGAGCATCAGCGCCTGTTTGACTGGATCGGAGACGCCTGGCGCGAACTGCAGACGCGCCCGATTGACTGGCGCTGGATGCGCAAGCGCAAGGACTCGCCCACCATCGCCAACCAGATGAAGTACACGGCCACCGACCTGGGCGTTGCTGACTTCTGGGCGCTGCGTCAAGAGTCCTACGACTACAAGCTCAAGGCCTACGTGACGGCCGAACCCGTGCACACCTGGGACGTGGCATTCATGCCGCTGGACGACTTCAGGCGGCACTACATGGATCAAGTGCAGCCCGCAGGACGGCCGCTGGCTTGGTCCGAGGATGACGACGGCGCACTGCTGATCGGCCCCAAGCCCGATGGCGCAACGTACACCATCCGCTTTGAGTACAAGCAAGAGCCCAGCGAACTGACCGACGACGCCGACGTGCCTGAGTTTGCGCCACGGCACCACATGATGCTGGTGTGGCGGGCCTTGATCGAGGCGGGCAAGTTTGACAACGCGCCCGACGTGCTGGCCCGCGCAGCCGCGAACTACGGGCGCGATGAAGCCAGTCTGATGTCGGAGTATGCGCGCCCCATCACCCTGGGTGGACCGCTTGCTTAAACCGCATGCCACCGCTGCCAGCGCTAAGGTCGAGGTTTCCGCAGTTGGGCTGACGGGCGGCCTTGACATCGTTTCCCCACCGCTGATGGCCAAGCCGGGAACCCTGCGCATGGCTGTGAACTACGAGGCGGCCATTGGTGGCGGGTATGAGGGCCTGGGCGGCATTGAGCGCTTCGACGGTAGATTCAGCCCCAGCGAGGCCGACTACGTGTACATCGAGTGCACGGCCAACACCACGGCGGCCGTCGGCAACACGATCACGGGCGCCACCAGCGGCGCAACGGGCCGGTGCTTCTTTGTTGAAGGCAAAAAGCTGGCCGTCACGAAGGTGACAGGCACCTTTGCCGCTGCCGAGGTGTTGAACGTCAGCGGTTCCCCGGTGGGCACCGTAGCAACGCTGGAGCCTGAGATTGACGGCTTCCGCGACAACGAACTGGCGGCCGGAGCTGCTGACGTGTACCGCGCCGACATCACTGCCGTGCCTGGATTCAGCCGCATCCGTGGGCTGGCCATCCTGGGCACCACGGTCTACGCTTGGCGAGACAACGTGGCCATCACGGCGATGAACCTGTTCAAGAGCACGCCGACCGGCTGGCAACAAGTGACGCTGCATCATCAGGTGAGCTTCACTGGTGGTTCTGTGGCGCCAACCGAGGGCGCCACCATTGCGCAGTCTGGTGTGAGTGCCACGGTCAAGCGCGTAGTGCTTGAGTCAGGCGACTGGACCACCAGCAACGCGGCCGGCCGGCTGATCGTCACGGCACCCACGGGTGGGGCGTTTGCAGCCGGCGCACTGACTTCAGGCGGCACGCTGACACTGGCCGGCGCATCGGCGCAGATTGCCCTGGCCGTGGCTGGCCGGGTGCAGACCGACCGCTACAGCTTCACCGCACGCCTGGAAGACCAGCGCCTGTATGGCTGCGACGGCGTGAACCCCGAGTTTGAGCTGGGGCCCGATGACGTATATGTGCCGCTGAATACCGGCATGGGCAGCGTGCGGGCCCTGGCTGTGAAGTGCCACAAGAACCATCTGTTCTTCGGGTATCGCGGCAGCCTGCAGCACAGCGGCATTGGTGAGCCCTACAAGTGGAGCGTGATCTTTGGCGCGGCCGAACTGGGCACAGGCGACGTGGTGACCAACCTTGTGTCTGTGGGCGGTTCGGAGAACGCCGCGGCGCTGATGATCCTGTGCCAAAACGCGGTGTGGACCCTGTACGGCAACAGCGCGGCCGATTGGAATCTGGTCAACCTGAGTCGCGTGCAAGGCGCACGGCCCTACAGCGGCCACGACATCGGCGGCACGGTGGCCATCGACCAGCCCGGCTTTGTGCGCTATCCCGCCGCGCAGAGCTTCGGCAACTTCGTGTGGGACACGGTGAGCCAGCAGATTGAGCCCATTGCGCGCGGCCAGGAACCGCAGTGCAGCGTGTTTGTGGCCAACCGCAGCAAGTGGCGCGTCTTCTTTGGCGACGGCACCGCAGTGTCGGGCAACGCTGTTGGCCGCGGCCAGTTTGAGTGGACCACCATTGACTACGGCATCAACATCGTTCTGGCCGAGCATGCGGAAATTGATGGCGTGCCACGCACGTTCTACGCGGCTGACAACGGCTTTGTGTACGAGGCGGACGTGGGCCGGTCGTTTGATGGCGTTGAGGCTGACCGCGCCATGCGGCTGACCGAGTTGCTCCAAAAGTCGCCTGTGACGATCAAGCAATACCGCCGCGTGGAGCTTGAGGCGCACACCAAGAGCGCCTGCCGCTTCAGCGTGGGCGCCGAGTTTGACGACGGCGAGGAAGAGTCAGACCCGCTTGAGGCGGTGCAGACCAGCCACGGCGGCGCGGGCCTGTACTACGACACCAGGAACTTTGACGAGGCCTACTACGACGTGACCGGCATTGCCCGCAAGCGCTTCACGTTCGAGGGCTTCGGCACCCATGTGTCGCCCATCTTTGTGTCCCGCTCCAAGACCGAACTGCCGCACACGATTCGCTCAGTTACGCTGTTCTTCACTCCCCGCCGACTGGGACGCTGACATGCCCAACATCTACTACAACGAGACCTTCACCAGCATTGCCGGCAACCTGGCGCGGGCGCGCATGCTGGAAACCCAGTTCGCAGCCATTGAAGACGGCTTCGACCGCATCCGCGACGACTTGGACGTGATCGAGACCAACATCACGGACCTGCAAGCGGCGGCGTTCCATGACCCCCTGGATGTGGCTGGCACGGCCAACCAGATCAACGTCAGCACGAACACGGCCGGCGCGCGTGACGTGGCCACGGTCAGCCTGTCGAGCACGCTGGTGCTTCCAGGCACTGCTGAGTATTCGACTGGCGAGCCGGTTGGCTTCATGAACATCGAGCAGGCCACCATCAGCAGCGCCTACACCACGGTGCTGGGTGACGCCAACCGCAGCAAAGTGCACCCGGCAAGCGACACCACGGCGCGGGCCTGGGTGCTTGGCAACCTGAGCTACCGCATGGGCGCAGCCATCACCTTCATCAACGAGGTGGGCGCAGGCGCCATCACGCTGACCGCCACCAGTGGCAACTTCCTACTGCTGGGCACAGGCACGGTTTCCAGCATCACCATCGCGGCAGGCGGCGGATGCACGGTGATTCGCATCCCTGGCACCAACCGCTGGTCTGTTTCAGGTGCGGGGATCACCGGCACATGAGTGCGAGCATGCAGCCGATGTATGGGGCCGTTGCTGCCGCGCCGTTCTTTTGCTATGAGCGCGTGGTCATGGTCCAGCAGCCGAAAGGCAACCCGCCAGGGCCTTCGGGGATGTTTCAGGCTGGTGCCGCAGCCGTCGCTCGAAACGAATGGCTGGCTGGCCTGCTTTCAAGTCAAACAGACAACTTGCAGGGTGTAGCGCCGTCCACGAGCGTCTACTACAGCGGCGGGACCCCGCTCCCGCTGTTTGGTGGGGCGGGTTCTCTTGTTGCGCTTGACCCGTTTGCTGTTACTCAGGTGGTGGACGCAACCATCACCACGTCCGGGCTGAATGGACGATTCAACACGAGCTCTGCAGGCGCAGGAAACTGGCTGGAGTCAGATTCTTCATTTGACGTTACGTTGAGCCCACCAAAGACGGCGTTTGGCTTCTACGTCATGGATCTTGGAGACCACGGAACGTTTGACGAAGGGGCTACCCTAACGATTGAGTATTACAGCGGGGCTACGCTTCTTGAGCGGGTGACGGTTCCACACAATCCACCTGATTCGCCCAGTTCAGATGAAGCCATGTGGGTGGGCTACGAGAACACCGCTGTTCCATTCAACTTGGTTCGCTTCATCATCACGCAGTCAGCTGCTGATTCCGCGGACTACGACTACGTAGGCTTTGACGATTTCACCATTGGCACGCATGAGGTGTGCACCCCGTCGCCAACCGCGCAGCCCAACTGCGGCGAGCTTGTGGTCATGGTCAAGCAGGCGCAGAGCTTTGGCGGCACGCCACTGGACGATGGCATGCCACAAAGCGGCCCGGCAGTGACTGCAAAGACCACGTTTGTGTCTGGATTGCAGTCGTCGCTTGCTGCAAACATGGACCATGTTGCGGCCTCAACGTCCAACATTACGACGACGGTATCTATGTGGTCAGGCTTCGGCACCATAGAGCGCTTCGGCCTGGGCGCGAGTTCGACGCTGTATTTCGCAAACAACTTGACGCAGCCCGGCAACGGGCGCTTCAACGCATCGGCCAACGTGTCTGGCAACTGGCTGGAAACGTCAAGCGGATGGGCTATCACCCTCACTGCCGCGCGCACGGCCTTTGGTTGCTACATCATGGACCTGGGCGACGTGCGAGAAGGCGAAGTGGAGTTTCGCCTGTTCAACGGATCGTCGCTGGTGCGAGTTGTTGCGCCGCCGACCATTTCAGCGGACAAGCCACGCACGTCAGAGGCCATGTGGATGGGGTACGCCAACGGCAACCTGCCATTCAACCGCATTGAGGCCCACGTCAGGCAGTACAGCACCAACCCGTCACAGCGGGACTTTGTGGGCTTCGACGATTTTGTAGTGGGCGAGGTTGTGACCTGCACGCCGTCAGCAAGCCCGACCGTGTTCTACGGCGCCAACACTGCTGGCGATGCAGCCAAGACGGTGACCGGCGCGGCACAGACAGCGCGCAATTCCTGGGTTGCAACGGCAGGTACGCCGTTTGTGTGCGACTTCGAGGCGGCATCGCTTGGACTGGTGACTCTCAGCACGCCGATGGCATTCTCGAACGGCGCAACCAGTTTCAACGCAACGTTCCTGCCTGTTCAGTACACGGTGACGCACGCGGCGGACGTGAGCATTGACACCATCGACAACAGCGCTGGGTCGCTTCGCTGGAACACGACTGCAGGCGGTTCCAAGTGGTACGAGTTGAACGACGAGTTGACCATTGTGCTGCCGGCCGCGCGCACGAACCTGGGCTTCTATGTCACAGACCTTGGCAACCAGAACGCCACGCTGCGGGTGACGCTGCGGCGTGCTGATGGCTCCGGTGTGTCGTACTACCTGCCGAAAGCAACCGCGCTGCCATCGCCAGATAGCCTGCTGCGATTCTGGGGCGTGACCAACGAATTGCCGTTCACCAGTGTTGTGATACAGCCGGTCTACTACACAGACTTGACAGAAAACTCCTACACCAACCCGGTGAGCCACGTGGTTTCGCCGCGCGATGTGATCGGCCTTGACGACATCATGGTCGCCTGACCAACCCACCGAAAGACCACCATGGCCACCTTGTTCCAAAACGCGCTTGATGACGTTGCCAAGAAGAACACCATCCAGCCCGACGTTCAGCAGTTTGACGAGTCGAAGGGCGTTGCTGGCCGCGTGAACAGCATCACCAACAGTGCATCACCGCTGATGCAGACCGCGCGCACCAAGGCCGCGCAGGCATCGTCAAACCGTGGGTTGCTCAACTCCAGCCTGGGCGTGCAAGCCGGCGAGCAGGCCGTGATTGAGACGGCAACGCCTATCGCGTCGGCCGATGCTCAGTTGTTCCAGCAGCAGAACCTGGCCAACCAGCAAGCCAAGAACACGGCCAACATCCAGAACGCCAACAACAACATCGCGGCCAACACCCGCGGGCTGGAATTGGACGTGAACCAGGGCCAGTTCAGCCAGAACCTGGCCGAGCAGGCGCGACAGTTCGATGCCACGCGCGCAGACAACGCGCGTATGTTTGACGCCGAGCTGGGCCAGAAGGCCGCCCTGGCCAAGATGGACGTGGACAGCAGGATCAAGCTGGCCGAGATTGAGGCCAAGTACAAGAACGAGATCCAGGACAGCGCCAACATCAGCAACGCCTGGGGCACGACGATGCAGGGCATTGCGGCCATCCAGACGGACCCGAACCTTGACGAAACCACCAAGGCGGCACTCATCAACAACAACCTGCAGTCGTTCCAGAGCTACAGCAACTTCTGGAAGAAGCTGACGGGCGGTGCCATTGACGTGAGCGACTTGCTTTCGTTTGGCGTTCAACCGGCGCCGCAGACTCCGGGCGCTGATGCCGCGCCGCCAAGCCAGGAGCCCGCCCCGGGCACTCCTGGCGGCCCGCCAGATTGGCAGGTGAACGGCACATAGCGCCCACATTTGGCTGAACGCCGCCTCGGACAATACCCGAGTGGAACTGCGGCGCATGACTCCCGACGACTACCAGCAGGTTGCAGACTTTGCCATTGAAGGCATGCGCTGCGACCTGTACCCGAGCCTTCGGCTGCAGCGCGCAAAGGTCGAGCATGTGGTGCAGCATTTTGGCGCATCGCAGACCGACTTCCACCAGATTGCCGTTGAAGGCGGCCGGGTTGTTGCGGCGCTGGCTGCGGCCGTGTCGGACATGCTGTTTTTCGAGCGCTTTGAGGCCCATGTGGTGATGTGCAGATCGGTGGCGCCTGGGGTTGGCCGCAAGCTGATTGCAGCTCTGCGGGCCTGGGCTGAAGGCGACATGCGCATTCGGCGGGTGCAGTTTCCGCAGGAATTCCATGCCGACCCGCGCGCGCTGCGCCTGCTGGCGCGGTACGGGTTCACGCAGCAGGTCACCACCTGTGTCTACAACAAGGGCGCCACGTACGCCTAGAAAGCATCACATGGCCGTCGTAATTCCCGTAATTGCCGCCTACAGCGGCGCAGTCGCGGTCAGCGCCGCCATTGCAGCCGGCACGTTCACCGTTGCTGGCGCACTCACGGCCATGGGCGGAATGTTTGCCGCTGTTGGCCTGCTGGCAAACGACAAGGATGCGCAGAAGCTAGGTTCTACGCTTGGAGCGCTTGGTGGCCTGTCTAGTGCGCTTGGCTTCTGGTCCAGCACAGCGGGCATCGACACTGCCGCCACGGCAGGCGACTACACCAACCAGATGGACCTTGCCAGTGACTCGGCCAGCGCTGTGAGCGAGGCCACCGCACTGGAAGCGGCCGGCCGTCCCATTGGTTCCGTGGGCACAGACCTGGGGCAACCGACACTTGGTGCATCTGAAGCAGTGCAACCGCCGCGCATGGGGCCGCAAGCCATTGAGCGGGCAGCGGCCGCGCAGCAGGCCAGTCCGAGTGCAGGCATTGCCGAGACCCTGACAGGCAACCAGCCGAGCCTGCTGGAGCAGTTCAGCACGCAGCCGGTGCAACCGACACAGGGACCGCTGAATCAGGCCGCGTCCACGATGACCCAGCAAGATCTGGCGCAGTGGATGGACAGCGCCATCAAGAAAGGCAGCAGCCTGATGGGCCAAGCCTGGGACGGCGCGGGCAGCCTACTGGGCAAGGCGGGCAACTTCGTGCAGAAGAACCCGGAACTGACCAAGATTGCCATGGGCGCCATCCAGGGCGCATACGGCCCGCAGCAGCAGGCAATTGACTACCAGAAGAGCCTGATGGAGCGCGCACGGCAGAACGCCAATTCACCCATTCGCCTGAAGTACCAACAGCCTGCCGGGAGATGACCAGTGGAACAACCCTCCTTGATGCAGGCGGCCAAGACCGCCGCGCCATCGTTCAAGCGGCCCAACGTCAAGGCCTTCATCCCCAAGGGCCAGGAGGACGCGGTTGCGCGCGTGGTGGCTGCTGGGATGAAGGTGATGTACAGCCCCGAAATGCGAGAAGAGGTCATGGCCGCCGTGCAGGCTGACCAGCCGGTAGGTATGAAGCTGGGCCAGAACGTGGCCGGCTTGGTGCTGACGCTGGACCAGCAGGCCCCCAACGGCATCCCGGTGGAAGCCCTGTTCCCCGCAGCTGGTGGCCTGCTGATCGAGTCGGCCGACACGCTGCAAGCGGCCGGCATCAAGGTGACGCAGGAAGACTTTGACGAAGGCATGCGGGTGGCGCTGACCATCCTTGCCAAGAAGATGGGCGCCACGGATGAGCAGATCATGCAAGAGGCGCAGAAGCGCGTGGGTGGTCAGTCCGTGGGTGATGGCATGCCTGCGGAAGAAGAACCCGGCGAGGAACTGCCCGGACAGCCAGAAGAAGATGCAGAAGATGACGAACCGCCTGAAGCGGAGGACGACTGATGAGCCTGTTCAAAGCGGCCTTGGCCGGGGCAGCCCAGGCCGGCGACCAGATCCTGACCAAGTACATTGACGAGGACTTGGCAGCCAAGCGGGCGCAGATGCTGGCCGACCTGCAGCGCAAGAACGCAGGCCTGATGCGCCAGGACGAAGCAGCCTTCAGCGACCAGCGCGCCCCGGTGTTGCGCGAGCAGGCCAAGGCCGATGTGCTTTCCAGGGCCGAGGCCGCGCGCCAAGCTGAACTGGCCGGGCTGAACGACCAGACCTACCGCGGTGCCAAGCGCGCAGCGGCAGACGAAGAAGCTGCAGCCGACACGAAGCGCAAGGCAGACTCTACCCGTGCCCTGATGCCCGTGGAAGCCGAACGCGCCAAACTGCTGGCCGGCGTGGAAACCGACGCCAGCATCGAGCGCGCCGCCAAGATGCTGCCGCTGGAGGTCAAGCGCGCCTATGCCGTGGCCGACGCACAAGGCCGGGCAAATGCACGCAACCGCCAGTCAGCAGGCTCTGACCTGATGAGCAAGGTCTCGGCCATTGAGAAGACCCTGGGGCGCCCGCTGACCGAGCCCGAAAAGCTGGGCGTGCTGGGGCTGGCCGGCAAGGGCGGCAACGCCGAATACGACTTGGTGAAGATCAAGGAAGAGGAAATGCTGCCCGGTGGCGGCACCCGCACGACAGAGCGCACAGAGAAGCGCAAGGCCGGTGCAGCTGGCGAGGCCGAAGACCCCTATGCGGTGAAGCCGCGTTCGCAACCGAACGTGAAAGACCCATACGCCCGGCCAGCCGAGGCAGCCAAGCCGCAAAACACGCTGATGGAACTGGCAAGGCGCAAGGCTGCCCAGGCAGAGCCAAAGGGCGAAATGGAAACGGCCAGCACTTCAACGCTTCGCCAACTGGCGGCCATTGACGGCCACGCCAAGCAGGCTGCAGCCAAAGCAGAACTTGCACGCCGCGCAGCCGCGCAACCTGAAATCGACACGTCGGGCATTGGCTACGGCGGGAGGTAAGCATGCCAAGCATCAACGACTACCGCAACAAGTTCCCCAGCCTGCGGGCCCTGGATGACGACGCGCTGATTCAGCGAGTCGCTGAAGTGCAGGGCGTTGACCCGCAAGACGTGATAGCCCACATGGGCTACAAGCCCCCAAAAGAAGGCTGGCTGCCCCAAGCCGGCAATCTGGCGCTGGGGTTTGGCCAGGGCGCCGTCCAAGGCGTGCGCATGCTGACCGACGTGGCAGGCGCCGACAACCCGGTGTCAGGCGGCCTGCGCACGGTGGAAGAGTTCATCGGCGGCCTGCAGAGCGCTGGCGCCAAGCGTGACCGCGCCGAAATCAGCCGCATCCTGCAGGAGGCCGAAGGCGCTGGCGTGCTGAATCAGGTCATTGCCGGTGTGCGGGCCTTCGGCGTTGCACCCGGGCAGATGATTGCCCAGGCGGCCGGCACCATGGCCCCGACCGTGGCCGCCGCGATGGTCCCCGGTGGCCAAGCGCTGCTGGCTGGCCGGCTGGCCCCGGCTGCTGTTGGTGCAGCCCAGGGCGTGGGCAACATCAAGGGCAACATCTACGAGGAAGTGGGCCGAGGCCTGACCGAAGCCGGCGCCACGCCCGAAGAAGCCGCCCAGGTGGCCGCCCAGGCGCAGAGCTACACCGGCCCCAACACCGGGCAGATTGCCCTTGGCGGCGCACTCGGCGCGCTGGCTGGTGGTTCAGGTGTTGAGCGAGTGGCCCAGTCGCTGATGCAGGGCGCCCGCAACGCAGCGCCAGGCGCAGCGCGGCGCATCATTGGCGGCGCGGCGGCTGAAGCCGGGCCCGAGGCGCTGCAGGGCGGGCAGGAGAAATTCGCCACCAACACCGCGCTGGCCAATGAAGGCTTCAACGTGGACCCGATGGCCGGGGTCTACTCCAGCGCCACGATGGAAGGCATGGCCGGTGGCCTGATGGGCGGCGCCCTGGGCATTGCCAAGCCACGTACGCAGGTCGAGCAGGCAGCTCAGGCCGACCAGGGCATGCAGGAACTGCAAACTGCCACTACGCCCGACGAAGCCGTGGCCGCCGCCATGAAGGCAACCAGCGTGCCCTTGATGCAGCGCGCGCAGGACGCATTGCGGCCGGCGCCTGATGCCGTTGCATCGGCCCAAGACGCGCGACGCGCCAACGCGCCCATCCTGAGCGAAATCAGGCAACTTGACCCTGAGCAGCAAAGCGAAGCCATCCGCCTTGCATCGCTCGGAACCAGCCAGACTGCACCGGCGCACGTCAGGCGCTCGGCTCAAAATCAACTGGACGCCATGCCGGCGCCTGTGCGTCGCGTGCCAACAGCGGACGCCACAGAGTTTGATGCGGTTCCAGCGGGTGAGGCCACGGAAATGGCACCCGTTGGCGAAGCAACTGAGTTTAAAGGCATTCCCGCCGGCCAGGCCGCCGCGATTGATGCCGAAGTCATCGAGCCTCAAGACCTCACAACGCAGGACGGCATGCCATATGGCGCGCAGTCGGGGGCGGTGGTGCGCGCCAAGCGCGAAGGCCTAGGCATCGAGAACATCGTCAAGGTGGCAGGCGGCTGGGTGGTGCGCCCGCAACCCACGACCCTGGGCCCAGCCGGGCAGCAAGTGCAGCCCAACAACACGCGCGGCACCACGGCGGCTGATGTGGTCAAGCCGACCGCAGCCCCGCAGCCGGCAGAACCGGCGCTCACTGGTAAATCTTCCAGTGAGAAAGTGACCCCTGGCCGCACATTCACCATGGACGGCAAGCCCTACACCGTGGTGTCGGCTGGCGATGGCTTTGTCGCCATTCGTGGCCCAGAGGGCAATGCCCAAGTTGTTCTGAGCAGAGACGACCGCTGGCCGAAGGTTCAAAAAGCGCTGACAGGTATAGAAACAGGCCCTGCCGTAGGCACGTCAGCGCAACCTGTACAGAAAACGGCCAAAACTGAACAGGTTGCACCAACCCTGCGCCAGCGAGTCGATGCCAAGAAGGCAGCCAATGCAGCACCACCACAGCAAGCCCCTGAAGCCGCGCGACCAGAAGCGAGCCCGGCGCCAGCAACTGCAGGAACAGCAGGCCAGGCCGCCGCCGAGTTGGAGGCCGAGCGCGAAGCCATCATGAACGAAGAGGGCTTCAGCAGGGCAGAGATTGCCGCCTTCACAGATGACGACCTGACGGACTTCGACGCGCCGCTGGGCGCCGTGGTCAGCATGGAAGAAGGCATGCGCGCCATGGGCTTCACGGAACAGGAGATTGCTGATGAACTTGCCAAAGAAGAAGCCCGAGGGACTGCGAAAGCAAGCGCTGCTGAAGCTGGCGCGAATGGACCCGAAGAAGCGGCAGCGGCTGCTGAAGATCGAGGCGCTGCGGCGCGGGCTGACACCCAAGCCGAAGGGCTGACCCTCGAAGCCCAGGACGCCGAAGGCCTGCGCGCCCGCGCCGACCGCGAAGCCCGCGCAGCAGCAGATGACGCCAAAGAGCAGCGCCGGCTGGCCGACAAAGCCAAGGCCGACGCCGAGCGCGACGAGTTCACGCTGACTGGCAGTGACAGGGCTGTTGATGTTGGCGCGGCTGCGGGGCAGGGTGGGCTGTTTGATGCGCCGGCCGCACCCACCCACCAGGCCGCAGCAGACAAGCCAGCGGCAGGGGTGCAGGCCACCATTCAGGACGTGGGCGAGAAGATCGGCGGTGCCCGCAAGGACACTGCAGTCAGCACCGGCACCACGCGGCGCAAGTCTGACGACGACCGCCCGGCCTGGGCGCGGCGCTTCCAGGTCAGCGAAATCGTCACCCCAGGCGGCATGCTTGGCGAGGTGAAAGACGCCGGCCGGTGGATCATCCGCGATACCAAGTCACTGGACTGGAGCGGGCAGGCCAAGCAGGTTGGCCGCACCACCTTTGCCACCAAAGAAGAAGCCGACGCCTTTGTGCCCATAGCAGCCGTGGGCTTGAAGCACAGGCCTGTCCCCACCAGCGACGGCAAGTACGAAATCTGGCGCGACATCAGCGACCGCAAGCGCGTGAAGGTGGTTGAACAGCAGTTCGACACCCGCGAGGAGGCTATGGCCTACATGGCGCAGAACGCGGTAGCCATCGTGGAAACGAACACCACGTTTGGTGAGGCGGATTTGCCGCTTCCGCCTGACCGCAAACGCACCGGCCCCGCGCGCCGCAATGGCGACGTGCGCGGCGAGGACTTCAAGGAAACATTTGGCCTGCGCGGCGTGGAGTTCGGGAACTGGAACAACCAAGACGAGCGCCAGGCCCTGATGAATGACGCCTGGGATGGCCTGATGGACTTGGCCGACGTGATGGGCATCCCGCCCAAGGCCATTGGCCTGAACGGCGACCTTGCGCTAGCGTTTGGTGCGCGCGGCCACGGCTTGAACAGCGCCCGTGCTCACTACGAACTGGACCGGGCTGTCATCAACCTGACCAAAGAGCGCGGCGCTGGCAGTCTTGCGCATGAGTGGTTCCACGCGCTGGACCACTACTTTGGCCGGCAGGACGGCAAAGCATCGGCAACCTGGGTCATCAACAAGGACGGCACCCGTTCGCTGAAGACCAGCAGCGATGCCACGGATGACTTGGCCAGCGGCGGCTTCACCCGCAATCGGTCTGGTGTGCGGCCGGAGGTGCGCGCGGCTTACGAGAAGTTGCTGACCACGATGACCAAGCGCGCCGAAACCTACGTGGAGGACATGGCCAAGGTGGACAAGTTCACCGGGGCCACCCGCGAGGAACTGGCATCAGCCCTGGACAGCCTGCGCCGCGACTTGTCAGAACAGAAGGACGTGCGCTACTGGAAGCGCAACAACAAGCCGGCCAGCGCAGAACTGCTGGCCGAGTTCGACGCCATTGCCAAGGCCATGATCGACGGCGACATGCTTGCGATCACGACCGACTGGACGACTGTCAAGGTTCCATCCGTCAGCACGCCGACCGGAAGCAAAGCAGTGACGCGCTGGACAAACGACTCGCTGGAACGCCTGAGCGCGATCTACAAGCAGGTGCGCGGGCGCAGCGGCTTCGATGGCACCAACCAGAACGGCCTGATGGACCGCCTGCGTGGCAACATGAACCGCTACAGCCAGCGCCTGAAGATGCTAGCCGAGGCGCAGAGTGGCACCGAGAAGCAGCGCATGGTGCCCACCGAGTTTGCGCGCGAGGCCCGCGAGCTTGACCAGGGCCGGGGCGGCGACTACTGGACCACACCGCACGAAATGGCGGCACGAGCCTTTCAGGGCTACGTGAAAGACAAGATCGCCACTCAGGGCGGCACCAGCCGGTTCCTGAACTACGGCCCTGAGAACGCCGGCATCCTGACGCCCTGGGGCTTCAAACGGCCATACCCAACGGGCGCAGAACGCATCGCTATCAACAAGGCCCTGGACGAGTTTGTTGGCGAACTGAAGACCCGCACCGACGACGCTGGCAACGTGGCGCTGTACAGCCGCACGGGCAGTAGAGCTGAAACCAACGCCCTCAAGGCGCTGAGCGAAAACGACGAACTGTTTGCCCTGCCAAGAAGCGCCGCCGACCTTCGCACCGCCCTTGAAGCCGAGTTCAGCCCCGAGGCCATTGGCGTCCTGGAGCAAGCCGGGCTGCTGACGATTGCCGACCGCCCAGGCCGTGGCATGCCTGCCGATGCCGCTGGTGTCACGCAGAACGGGACCATTGGCTTGTTTGCAGCCAACACGACCCAGGGCAGCACTGCCGTGGCATACCACGAAGCGCTGCATGCCACGCTGCGCGCCACGGTTGGCGAGGCTACCTACACCGCCCTGATGGACCGCCTGGCGAAGATCGACGCCTTGGCAAAGTCACCCGACAGCGCGGTGAATCGGTTCTTCAAGCAGGCAGCCGGCCGCATCCCTGACGACGTGACCGGCGAGGCGCGGCTTGAGGAGCTGGCCGCGTACAGTGTGGAGCAGTACCAAGCCGACCGCGAGCGCGTGCCCAGCACTTTGCGCCGCTGGGTTGAAGACCTGATGGCTGCCTTGCGTGCTGGTCTTGCAAAAGCGCTGCAGGCCGCAGGCATTGGCATGAAGCTGCGGGCCAAGCTGCTTGCAGACCCGGCAACGCTGCGCAAGTTGGCGCGCGACGGGCTGCAGGCCATGGCGCGGCAGGGCATGGGCCAGGGCATGGCGCCTGCATTCAGCCGTGATACAACCCGCAGCATGCAGCCCGACGACGAGTTGGAGGCCCGCAGCATCATCGAGATTCATCCCCCGCGTGACCGCGCGAAACTGGCAACACTTGTTGCGGGCATGCAAGAAAGCGGTTGGGAGGGAAGGCCGATCCTTGTCTGGGACAACGGCAACGGAACCTATGCGCTGACAGGCTCGCATCGGCTGGCGGCAGCGAAGAAGGCGGACATTGCTGTGCCCGTGGTCTACGTTGACGCCGACTTGTTCAGCGCCGCACTTGAGGAATCCGACCAAACCTTTGACGATGTGATCGGATCGGGCGACGACAGGGTTGCAAGCCTGCTGCGCGAAGCTGGTGACACCCGTGCTGCTGACCTGATGGACCTTGAGATTGACCAACCGGTGCCGGATTCAGGCGGCGCCAAGTACAGCCGCGCCCTTGGTGCAGCGCTGACCGGCAAGCCGCCCGGCAAACTCACCGTCCAAGATCTCAGCCGCATTGGCGCCAAGATGGCAGCCCAGGGCTACGAGCCGGCAGAGGTTCCAAACCTGCAGGCCACCCGCAAACTGGCTGCGCTGGTGCGCCGACTTGAACAAGGCGAAATCAGCGAGCCCTACTTCGCCATGGCCGTTCGCAACCTTGCGTTGCAGATGCAGGATGTTTCCGACACCAAGGCAGCTAACCGCCTGATGCGCGACCGCGAGCGTGGCGCTGACATCGTGCGCGAGCGGTTGATTCGAGCCCGACGACAAGGCGACATCAACCCCGAGGCTGTGGACTTTGCTTTGTGGGCGCTGGACAAAAACCCTGCGCTGGCCGAGCGCCTGGCAATAAGTGTTCGCACGCCGACCGAAGGCGGCACTGCTGGCGACTACAACCCAGCGGCCGAGATCGTGCGACTGTTCAAAGGTGCCGACAACGTGGGCACGGCGGTACATGAAATCCTGCACCATGCTGAGCGGATGATGACGCCGGAGATGCAGAGCGCGATCCGCGGAGAGTGGGCCAAGGCGCTGGCAAAGGCCATCAAGAACGCAACGCCAGAGCAACGCGAAGCGCTGGGCAACGTGACCAAAGCCATTGCTGGCGACCTTGAAGCCTACAAGGCGCTGGTGAAGGCCATACAGCAAGGCCCCCTGAACTACGACCAGCACTACCAACTTATCAACCCCAGCGAGTTCTGGGCCGTGAACGCTACGCGCCTGCTGGGCAACCGGTTTGCCACCAAGGACAGCGTTTGGCAGCGCATCGGCGTGTGGCTTGACGAAGCCATCAGCAAGCTCAAAGGCCTTCTGGGTCTGCGCAGCGATGCGCCGATACTGCGGGGATTGGAAGCCGTGATGGCCTCAGATGGCAGCCGGCAAAGCGACTTGATGCTGACTGATGCGCAGAAGGCGCGGTTCTTTGACATCAGCAGGGCGACCGGCAAATTGACCGCCCAAGACCTCCTGAACGCCAAGGGCGGCATCTTCTCCAAAGCCGGCGAGACCAAAGCAGATCGCGTGCGCGCCATCAGCGAAGGCGCCCGCCCGTTCTGGCTGGGAGCCATGACCCGCGACCAGATCGCGGATATGTACGGCGACGAGATTCCACCGGTCAGGGACTACGACAACCTGACCCGTCAGATGGAAAACGAGCGCCAGGGCGCCGCGCAGAAAGCCGAGGAACTGTACGAAGAGTGGAGCAAGATCGACGCCGAGGTGAACGACCGGCTCGCCAGGGTGATGCTGGATGCGACGGTTGCCCAAGTGCACCCCGACAAGGACGACCCACCAGCAAGGGCCACCGAAGAGCAGCGCCAAGCGCACGCAATGCTGCGCGCCAAGTACCGCATGCTGCCCAAGGATGCCCAGGCCATGTATGCCAAAGTGCGCGACTTCCACGCGGGTACGCTTGCCGACTTGCGCAAGGCGCTGGAGGGTCGCATTGCGCGCCTGATCGAAAACCGCGCTGAGCGTGCCGTGGCACTGGCCGACATCCGCAAGCGCTTTGACCAGTACATGCAGGGCGGCCCGTACTTCCCGCTGCACCGCTTTGGCGACTTCCTTGTCATCGCCAACCGCGACAGCGACGGCGAGCGCGTGGTGGCCGCCTACGAGAACGCCGGGGAGCAGGCCGCCGCCGCCCGCGCGCTGGAGGCTGACGGCTTCAGCGTGAAGCTGCAGATGGCCAAGAAGTACAACCGCGCCATGGATGGCTCAGCGGGCAAGTTCATTGGTGACGTGCTGCAGGTCATCGACAAGATGGACATGAAAGAGGCCCGCATTGGCGCTTCACCCACGTCTATGAAGGAGCAGTTGCTGGACGACCTGAACCAGTTGTTCATCAAGGCGTTGCCTGACCTGAGCTACCGCAAGCACTTCACGCACCGCAAGAACACAGCCGGCTTCTCTGCTGACGTGATGCGCGGCTTCGCGTCGAGCGCCTTCCACGCGGCTGGCCACATCGCCCGGTTGAATCACGGCGACAAGATGACGTTTGCGCTGGAGGATGCCTACAAGCAGATTGAGAGCGCACCCGAGGGCGATTTCACCAAGCATTCGCAGATCCTGGGCGAACTGGCGCAGCGCCATGACGCGGCCCTGAACCCAGACACGCACCCGTTGTCTGCGGCTGCCACGCAGGTGGGCTTCGTCATGTACCTGGGCCTGTCGCCAGCGGCCGGCCTTATCAACATGCTGCAGGTCCCCATGGTGGCGCTGCCCTACATCGGCGCGCGATACGGCTTCACCCGGGCCACGGCTGCCATGGGTAAAGCCTACGCCGACATCATGGGGGCCAAGCCCAACGCCAAGAGCGGCTTCAACGCGGCGCAGAGCCCGAAACTTTCTGCCGACGAGCGCCGGGCCATCTCGACCCTGCAAGAAGAGGGCGTGATCGACTTGACCCAGGCGCACGACTTGGCATCAGCAACCAGCCGCGACGTGGGCAACCAGGCGCGCAGCAGGGCATCGTTTGCCATCGCGCGGGCCATGCGAATCGTGGGATGGACCTTCCACGTTCCAGAGGTTATGAATCGCCAAGTGACGGCACTGATGGCGTACCGACTGGAAATGGGCAAATCTGCGAACGAAGAGAAGGCAATGGATGCGGCGCGCGAAGCCATCAAGCGCAGCCAGTTCGACTACTCGGCCAGCAACCGCGCCCGGTACATGCAGGGCAACGTCGCGCGGGTGGTGACGCAGTTCAAGCAGTTCAGTCAGAACATGACCTACTTCCTGGGCCGCGCCGCGTACCAAGCCCTGAAGGACGAGAGCCCAGAAGTGCGGCGCATTGCCAGGAACCAGCTTCTTTCCACGTTCATGGTAACTGGCGCCATGGCTGGCAGTTTGGGCTTGCCCGGGGTGTCGTTCTTTGCCGGGCTAGTGCAGGGCTTGGTGAACGCGCTGCAAGGCGACGATGAAGAGCCCTGGGACTGGAAGACCGAGTATCGCAACATGCTGGCCGACAAGGAGTGGGGCGAGTTCATGGCCAGGGGTGTGCCGCGGGCACTGATGCCGGCCTGGGACATCAGCGGCCGGGTCAGTCTGAGTGACCTGTGGTGGCGCGATGGCGGGCGCGAAGGCGAGAACCCGCGCGAAGCCTTCGCCAATGACATGGGCAACATCCTGGGCCCCACGGCTGGCACCATCCTGGGCTGGTACACGGCAGCCGACCACATGGCGCGCGGTGACTACTCCAAGGCTGTGGAATCGGTGGTGCCCAAGTTCATCCGCGATCCGCTGAAAGCTGTGCGCGAAGGCCAGGAGGGCATCACCAGCTACACGGGCGAGCCTCTGATGGAACTTACCACAGCCGAGATCATCGGGCGCTTCAGCGGCTTTGCACCGGCTAGGGCCAGCGAAATGTTCGAGGGCCGCAACGCCGTGATGAACGCCAAGACGGCGCTGGACGAGCGCCGGCAGCGCTTGGTTTCGCAGATGGCCAAGGCGCGCATTGATGGCGACATGGAAGCGGTGGACGAGCTGCGCGAGCGCATCGCCAACTGGAACCGCGCCAACCCGCAAATGCAGATCACCAGCACGACCATCGCGCGGTCGATGATGAACAGGCGGCGCAACACCGCCAACACCGAGCAGGGCATCACGCTGCCCGACAGCAAAGACTTCCTGCGCGAACGTGCGCGGTTTGCGGAGGTTGGGTGAGGACATCCGTTTGGCTTGTCTTCATGCTGGCCGTGGTTGCCAGCGGAGGCCCTACGCTCATGATCGGCGCCGCTGTAGTTGCCCTTGCTGCGTGGGTCTACTTCTGGCTCCTGTAGCACCGCCCACAAAACGCCCCTGACCCCGCCCATATCCTCGCGCCAAGACACGCGCCGCCACGGCGCATGCGTGAGGGCACAGTATGGACAGGATTCATGGCCGCGTTGACGAAAACGGCGGCAACAGAACGGCCGACGTGAACGGCTCGGGCCCGGTGCGCTACACCACCAACACCACGGCCGTTACGGGCATCAACGTCAAGCAAATCCAGTGCATCACCGACACGGTGTTTGCATCGCTGACGCGCACCTGGGCCACCGGCTCACTGACTGGCGTGACGATCCCGGCAGGCACGGTGCTGTTTGGCCCGTTCACGGCCTACACCCTGACCAGCGGCGTGGTTGCCGCCTACGACTGATGTTCACGCCGGCACTTGCGTTGCGGCTGCCGAGCTTGCCCGCGCCTGGCAATGCAGGGGGGGGCGCTCCTCCATCTGGCAACACCATGACTTTGGGCGGATCAACGCTCACCCTGGGCGGTCAAAACCTCACACTTGGATAACGCTACATGGCAACGAAACCACTGGCCGTAGGCGGATCACCTCTGACCGCGCAAGATCAAGCGGATGTGCGGGAGCAAATCGGCGCCGTCGCGCTGACCACCGCCCAGACCACCGCAGGCGCTACCGGGGTGGCAGCATTGACCGCTGCCGGCGTAGCCCTTGACGCAGCCGGCGCCCCGCTGGCGACGATCAGCAGAGCTGAGCGCGACCTGCCCGTGCGTGTGGCGACGCTTGGCACTTCGCTGTCACTTGTCGCGCCAACGTACGCAAACAGCAGCCTGAGCCCGTTCCAGGCCGTCATGCCTGCGGGGGCCACAACCAATCAGTACCAAACCGAGGGATTCGCCCTTGGGATGTTTTACCCCCAAGCGCGCGTCGTTGCTCAAGGCGGCATTGGCGGGCAGACGCTGGCACAAATGCTGGCTCGGGATACGCTGTCGGCATCGGCAACGCGATACTCAGCTGGCGACATTCTGGCCCAGTCGCCCGACGTGGTGCTGCTGCACTTGCCCACAAACAACCTGGCCACGGTGACGGCTGGCACGTATACCGCCGTACTGGACGCGGCCAAGACGTCAGCCACTGCACTGATTGCCCGCATCCTGGCATCCAATGCCCGCGTGTGTGATTACGGCTGCCCGGGATACAGCGCGGCCAATGCAAACTTGGCGCTGATTCGGCAAGCCGTCGTCGAGTGGAATGCCTGGTGCCGATCAACGCTAACAGCCACTTTCGGCGCCCAAGGGTACGCATTTATCGACCCGCTCAACGTCACGCATGACGCAACCGGGGCGTACCTGCCTGGGATCAGCTACGACGGCATACACCTCGGCGGCGGCGGCAAAATTGCCCTTGCCCGCCCAACGGCTGCCCAGCTTACAGCGTGGTACGGCCAGCCTGCAAAAGGCGTGTTCGAGGGCAACTGGATCAGCAACGCCACCCTGGCGAACCAAGAAGCAAACAGCTGGGGCACCCAGGCTGTTGGCTTTGGGATCACCGCAGCCAGCGGGACAAAATCAAACAGCGTGGTCAGCACGCAAAACGGCGTCACCACGCAGTCGATTGAGGTGCGTGGCTTGGTTGACTGGCAGCCGGTTTTTATGGCCATCCCGTGCGACTTGACCTCTACAGCCACCGGCATGACGGGCAACCTGGCGTTGACCTCCGACGAGTTTGTGCAGGTTGAGTGTGATGTCACGATTACGTCGCTCGGCGCTGCGCCGGTTGCATTCAACACTGTGGACGTAACAGTTACGCTAACTGGCGCAGCTGGCGGCACCGTGCTCATCCAGCAGGCGATTGACGCGACGGTCATGCCATCGGGCACGAGCACTGTGACGCTGCACCTTGCAACGCCTGACGTTGCGGCGATGGGGCAGGGCGGATTTACTGCATCAGCAGCGCGGGTGAGCGTGTACGCTGCAACGGCGTGCCCCGATATCAAAGTCGGGATCTCTGCGCCCAAGCTGACCAAAACGCGACGGCCAGCGACTGGGGCGCTGCGGGACGACTCAGGCGCCGTGACGCTGCGCCCGCAGCACGCAAACACGCAGGCCCGCGCTGCGGCATCGACAGCCTACACGGTTGACGCATCGACCTTGTGGACACCTTCGGATGGCCAGGCAGTTTGGTTGCCGGCCACGGGCTCGGTGACGTTTGCAGTTTCCGGTGGCCCCACGCTCAACGGCGGCACCAGCACGCTGACGCGCACGCTGGCATCAAACCCCGTTGGCTATGTCGTCCTCAACCGCGTTGCGGGCGCGGCTGCCTACAGCTTGTCGGGGGCCTAATGCCGTTGCCGCTGAGCTTGTTGCGCGGTGCGGCCCTTGGCCCCCGCGTGCTCAATTTTGCAGCGTTGACCGCCACCGACCTGCGCACCCGCTTTGGCTGGACCCGCACAGGCGCGGGGACGATGCAGGAGAGCGACGGGGATGTGGTGTATGGGGCGCATAACCTGCTGCTGCAAAGTCAAAACCTTGCAGCTGCGTCCTGGAACGGTACGCTTGGTGCGTCAAGCACTGCAAGCACCGTCACTATCGGAGCCGGAATAGCTTCAGAGGTCAGACAATTCGTGTCTATTGCCACCGCTGGGCAAACATTTACGGTTCAAGCAAAGGTTTCGGTGGCGGCCGGCACAAAGCGTTTCAGATTAAAAAACACACACGGTGGGGTTGTTGACAACTTTTCAGCCGATTTTACGGCTACGACAACACCTACAGTTTTTAGTTTTACGGTAACAAACGCTAGCGCTGCTGGTGAAGGGCTCCAGATATTTGGGTTTGTCAACGCATCTGATTTGTCGAGCAACGGGGAAACATTTACTGTTACCGACGTGCAGCTGAATTTTGGCCCCGTCGCGCTGGAATACGTCCCCACCACCACCTCCCCCGTCTTCCTCATGCGCACCCCCGACTACACGCACGGCGTTCCGGGGCTGCTGCTGGAGGGGGCGAGGACGCAGCTGTTTGCATCGCCAGCGGATCTAACCAACCCTGTGTGGTCCCGCACTGGTGTAGACCTGAGCCCGGTACTCGCACCAGACGGCGTTGCAGGTGCGGCGCTTGTTGAGGATGCCAGCTCGGGATTCCACCGGTTTTTCCAGACGGTGCCGACGACTGGCGCAGCTCACACGATCGAGTTTTTGGCGCAAGCCGGAGCGAGGGACTACGTGTACTTGCGTTTGATTGACTCAGCCGGCGCGCTGCAGTTTGCGTTTTTTAACCTTGCTGCCGGGGCGGTGGTGTCGGTGTCGGCGGGCCTCTCCGGTCGCACCGTGGCCGCAGAGTCGGGTTGGTGGCGCTGTATCGTGACGGTTGCAGCCGCACTTGACGGGTTTAACACTGTTGTTTTTGGCGCCAGCGCTGACGGCACCTCGGAGGCGTACAGCGGCGCAACCGGGGCTACGGCTATTAGGGTGTCCGTCCGCAACGCCGAACCCGGCGCCTATCCCACCAGCTACATTCCCAACCCCGGCACCGGCACGGTCACCCGCGCTGCTGATGTTCCAGGCCACGCGATAACGGGCTCGGAGCTGGCTGCGCTGTTCCCCGCGGGGTGGGGCGCCAACACCATCATCCTCAAGTACTGCAAGCCCTACGCATCGGACGGCAACGAAGCACTCCTGGCCCTAAGCGCTGGGGCGTCGTTGGCAACGGGCAACTTCGCCCGCATCTCCTGCGCGCCGACCGGGGTTTTCGCCAGCGGTAACGGGGCGGCCGTCGCCACGCAGCCCGAGCTGACAGACGGCTCTCTCAATCGGGTGGCGATCTCGTGGAGCGGCACCAATCTGCTGATGAGCGTCAACGGCGGGGCAGTGCAAAGCATCAGCAATTTCGACTTCACGGGGGCCGGTACGACGCATCTGATCCTAGGGGCGCTCACCACTGGCGGGCTCAACCAGATCCAGGCGGTCAAGATTGCCGAGCTGCGCGTCCTCCCCGGCCAGTACATCACCGGCGCCGCGCTGCAGGCTCTCACAGTCTAAGGACGCATCATGTCAACAATCTCAATTGTGATCCGCGCCGACACCCCGGCAGCAATGACGCAACTGCTGCACGACAATGGCATTTTGTCGCTGCAGGGCGGCGTGCTGCAGCGTGAGATTGGGTTGTTGAATTGGAGCGCTGGAGAGGCGCCGAATGTCGCATCGGGCTGGTTTTGGATGGGCCATTGGGCGAACAACGAGCAAGGCCAGGCCCGGCAGCAGCAGCTCATTCAGACCCTTGGCCAGCACTACTGGACCGGCGCCCCCGTGGCATCGGTGTTGGGTGTACCTGGCTACGCTGCCCCTACTAGTGCCGACCTGATTCGCCACACCCGCACGCGCCTGCAACTCAACGGCGGTTTCCCGCTGCAGGTCAACGGTCAGACGGTCTGGTGGCACAGCAACTACCAGTCGCGCGACCAGCAAATGGGCCTGATGATGGCCGGCGTTGTGGGCGTTCTCAAGGCCATTTTGCCAGCCCAGCAATGGGCAGCCATCACGTCGGCGCCCATGCGCAACCCCCGCACGGGGTTGCAGCAAAAGTGGCGCATGATGTCAGGCGGCGATGTCAACCTGACCATCGGTCTGATGTTCGACCTGCTGCTCGCGGCAATGGGGCAAGAGGGCGCGATTGACTCTGCGGCCCAGGCCGCCATTGAGGCGGGAACACCGCCAGGCCAGGTGCAGTGGCCGCCCACGTACCAAGAAGGCGCGGGATGAGGATACTGTTCACCGCCACCGACACCGGCTTTGCGCAGGTCGGTAGCCGGCTTATCCGTGCTTTTGAGGGCGGCTTGGCCAGTCACTGCGGGGCCGTGCTCAGTGACGGGACGGTGGTAGATGCCAGTTGGCCCAAGGGTGTAGCCACGCACAGCCTGGAGCAGTTCCTGCACGGGCGCACATTGGTTGCCGATCTCTCTGTGCCGCTGCCTGACGAAAGAGCGGCTGCAGACTGGCTGCTTGACCGCATGGGCGAGCCTTACGACTTAATGGACATCGCCAGCTTTTTGCTTTGGCGCGATGCCGGGCGGCGTGACAGATACGTGTGCAGCGGTTTGATCGCACGCGCTTTAGAGGCTGGCGGTCTGACAACCTGCGAACGCTTGGACAGATTCGGCGTGCGTCACTTGCTGATATGGAGCTACGCACATGCAAGCTGTTGACCCGCGCGTAACAGCAGCCGCCAGCTACTGGGCGCGGCAGCCAGGCAATGCGCGCCTTGCTGCGGTATTCGACCGGGACGACGCCGAACAAGAAGCCGCGATGGCACTGCTGGCGAAACCCGACGCCTTGCAGATCGTTCTCCAGCGGCGAATCTTGGACGCGGTGCAGGGCCTAGTCTACGGGTACAAAGCTAAGCGCGTGCCGATGCATGTACCAATGGACGACTGGCACGCGACCACAGACTGCACGGCCGTCGAATCGACGCTCACGGCAGAGCGCGTGCGCATTTTGCAGTCACTGCGCGGCCGGGATCTAGAGATTGTCGAGCGCTGGATTGACGGTCAGACAGACGTGGCAGCCGGGGCTGCTCACGGCGTTACTGGCGAGACCTGGCGCTGGCACCGAAAGCGGCTTTTTGACAGATTGCAGAGAAGGGGCCTTTGATGGCTACACAGCAGGAGTTCATCGACGCGCAGGTCGCGCTGCTGAAACAGCAGGCGACGTTGTGCGACGCGGAGACCGAGAAGGAGCGCACGCACGTCACGTGCGAAATTGCCAAGCTGGCAATGGCCAGCATGAATGACCGCGCGGCAGGCTCTGGGCGCACCCAGGCGGTGCTGGAGGCAGCAGTCAAAGAGGCTGGCCTGATCTGGCGACTGGCGGCGCGTGAGGCGCAGAAACCCGACATTTGGGGGGAAAAATGATTGCACGAATTTGGGCCAGGATTGCTGAGATGTTGCTGAGAATGGCGGAATCTGTGCGCGGTGGCGGCGGCGGTGGACCAAAGATCCGCCCATAGCCTGCCCGCAGTCCTGGCGCTGCTGCTGATGGTCAGGCACTACGTCTGGGACAAGGTTCCGCCAGAACTGCAGGGAGAAACATGGAAGCTGACCAGTGCTTTGTGTGTGCTTGGCCTGCTGGCGTTGGCGTGGCAGGCACGATGGTGGCCGGTGTTCGCGGCCTTTGCGTTTGAGGAACTGCAGGTTGCGCTTTGCAGCGCGTGGATGTTGGCAGACCCATGGCCTGTGCCTGATGGCATGGCCACCTGCAGCGCAAAAGCCGGCTTTGACCTCGGCGCTTTGGGCGTGATGTTTGTTGCGGTTGTGCTGTGGCGGTTGCTGGCGGCCAACAAAACCACCAGTGCTTAGTGTTCGTGGTAACAAAGTGTTAGGGTAATATGATCGAACGTCGGCAAGCAACAACCATCGGTGAGTTGGACATTCACCTTGGCAACGTAATGTCACAAATTGAGCAACTTAGCCGTAACGTTGAAGGTGTGCAACAGGCCGTGGCGCGGCTTGCGACGCGCGACTATGTTGACGATCAAGTGAGGCTTGTCAACGAGCGAATACACGCGGCGAAACCCACCACGCAACTCGGCAATCTGGCAAAGGCGGCGTCTGGCCTGCTGGCTATCATCGCGGTGCTGGCGTTTGCCTACGAGGTGGCGATCACGCTGCACGCGGTACGGGCGGCCATCCCTGTTCCTGCGGCGGTGGCAAAACCATGATTGCCGCCATCGCACTGAAGGGCCTGGCGTCAAAGCTGGCGGCCGAAGGCTTGGGCCTGCTTGGCAGCGCGGTGCTTGCAAAAGGCAAAGCGGCAATCGAAGAAAAGCTGGGCGTTGATATTGAGCAGAGCCTGGGCAGCGAAGAGGGAAGAATTAGGCTTCAGCAGCTACAGGCTGAGCGAGAAGACGACCTGCACGCGTTTGTGCTTGCAAAGCGCCAGCAGTGGTTTGACGCCAAAAAGGCGGAGCTGGCGGACGTTGCAGATTCTCGTTCTGCAAACGCGCGCATTCAAGAGTCTGGGAATTCATCCTGGCTGGCAAAGAACACGGGCTATGTGATTGACTTCATCGTCATTTTTGCAGCCTTGGCAATGAGCGCAGCGATCATGTTTACTGCCATTCCAGAACAGAACCGTGAGCAGGCTTTTGCGGTGTGGGGTGCGCTGATGGCCCTGTGTGGAACCGTGCTGCAATGGCACCGGGGCAGCAGCCGCAGCAGTCAGTCCAAAGACGCGACTATCGCGGCCCTTGGTGGCAAACAATGAGCTTGGTAACAGAACAAGCCGAATTCCTGCGCCATGTGTGCCTGTTGCTCAACAAGGCCGATGAACTTGGTTTCGTGGTCACTGGCGGGGAGCTTTACCGCACCCCTGAGCAGCAGGCCATTCATGTGCGGGCCGGCCGCAGCAAGACCCTGCACAGCAACCACCTACGGCGCTGCGCGATTGACCTCAACGTGTTTGTTGACGGGCGGCTGTGCTACGACGTGCCGACACTGACACCGCTGGGCGAGTATTGGCAGAGCTTGCACCCAAAAAACGCATGGGGCGGCTTCTGGAAGTCTTTTAAAGATGTACCCCACTTTGAGCGCAGGCCATAAACAGTTACTCAGCATGCCGCACCGCCAAAGAAATATACAAAAATTTGGCGAGTTATCGTTTTATCGTTTCCAGGATATTTCTGGATAATTCAGCTGCGCAGGCGCTAGCTGCGCCGCTGCGGCGTCTGCTTCGTCGCGTGCGCTGTAGTGCTGCATGTCTTTGCTGGGCGGCCGGCGCACCTCTGGCAGCCGCTTTGCCACCTCTGCATAGATCGCTTTTGGCGTGCCAACCATCACCAGCTTGCCTGTTTCGTCATCTGTCACCCGATACGTGATGTAGCGACGGCGCGGCGTTGCTGTCCAGCAAATCCGCACGCCCGGGAAGTCGCACATCACTGGCCAGGCAGTGCGTTGGTCCGCGTCTTCGCGCTGCTCAACACCCGCAGCAGTCAGCGCCGCCGCAGTTGCATCGCGGGCTCTTGACATCGCGCGGGGGTCGCGCTGTGGTTTCTTCCGTCCGAATCGCAGCATGCTTAAACTTTGTGCAAATTAGCGTGGCAAGTCGCCTATAGCACGTTGGGCCTAATCGTCTTCGTCCTGCTCATCAGTGCTGAAGCTGAAGCTAACTTTCGTGCTGACTGTGAAATCGCCGTCGCAGTGCGGGCACGAAACTTCGTGCTCGCCTTCTTCGTACAGTTGCCACCAGTCGTTGTCGCTGACTTCGCATTCAGTGCCGCAGTGTGGGCAACGCGGGTTTTTGTTGCCCCAATAGTCGTTCGGGAAGTGCGGTTCATCCAGTTTTGCCTTCTTCAAGGCTGCGAACTTTTCCAATTTCTGCTCCTTTGCCAACAGGCCCAACATCAGGTCAACGCGAGCCCCAAAAGCGGGCCAGCTTTGGCGGCGTTACTCGGGCGCCTCGTCGCGCTTTTGGGTCCGCGTTACCACCACGTTAGGCGTCTTAGTCGGCAGCGAATCAATCTTCAAGCGAACATCCGCCCTCATCTCCATGGTCGCAACAAATCCAAAGTTCCAGATTGCCAAGATCTCATCTTTCGTAAGCCCACGCCATGCAACACGGTCGCCCACGATCTGAAGTGCCCTAGCTGTTTCGTAATCAAATTCAGCAACGTAGCGGGCGACCTTTTGAACTGGAGTTTCGTTCATGTCAAATCCTATTGTTAAATCACTTGGTTTCTACACGGTCTTGAGGTTCGCCCGCAGCGCGGTCAAGGCGTCGGTGATACCTGCATCCTGGCCGCGCCAGTAGCTGCCCGGCTGCCCGGCCGGCTTCAGCGGGTCCACCATCTGCCACGTCTGCCGCAGCGCATCTTCCCATCGCTGCCACGCCAGCCAAGCAAGCTGGTGCGTGTCCTTTTCGTAGCGGCCGGGTTCGACCCACGGCGAGACATTGCCCGCGTGGCCGCCTGGGTTCAGCCATGCCTCAAATGCTGCGCGCTGTTCCATCAGCCGCCCATCAGGGCGCTCCAGCCGACCTGCGTCGGCTAGCTGCGGTGTCTCGTGTTCGTGCATGGTCATGGCCTCCTTGTCGGCTGAGCTTCGTCGTTAGGCGCCGGAAGGCGAAGCGTCATCTGGTGCCCGCCTGCCGGTTCAATCGGCGTGCGCAGCTTCACCACCACCTGGGACGGCGCCGCCGCCTCCAGCGCTTCGACGTGTCCTTGAAACGTGATCGTCATCGGTTTCCTCTCCGGCCACCAGGGCCCAGCCGGTTTCGGCCAGGGGCTGAGACGTGGCAAGGCAGCACCAGTACGGCGCACTTTTTCCTCGACAGGCAAGCCCGCCGAAGTTACTATGCGAGCACTGGCGCCGCCGCTACGTTATGAACCTGCGGTGGTTGCTAGGCACTCGATCTTCCTTTCCGGTCGATTGGTGCGCTCGACCTGCGCTGCTCTCGCGGCATTGGTTGAACAAAAGAACGGCTCACAGGGTACGAACCTGTGGGCCGTTCGCCTTTTCTCGAAGTCAAAGCTATTCCCCAGTCTCATCTGGCGGCAAGATGGGCTGCTGCTTTTCGTGCGGTCTGAGGTATACACCAGGGCTAACCTTAGTGAGTAAACCAAAACCAGCTAGGCGGAAAAGTGTCGCGTACACAACATCCCGTTTGGCGTGGATTCCCTTCTCATCAAGTAGCGAACAGACTTCCCCAACAGTCACGGTCTTCCCCGCCTCCAAGGAGGTAAGAATCGTGTCTTGGAGCCTCGGTTTGGGCGGCGCCGCTTCCATGCGCGCAGCCAGTGCGGCAGGCGAATCGCCAGCGCCATCAAGATATACGGCAGCGCCAACCATCTGACCTCCGACGCCAGCCACACGTTCGCAAGCACCAGTTGTGCCCAGAACGCCACGTTTTTAGCGGTTGTCGGGTGTTCCATCGTTTTCTCGCTCCGGCCACAGCGTGGCCTAACCTGTCGCTCAAGGGCGACCCACAGCGGCGGACAGGTTGCGCGCCGCTCCGGGTTGTTTATCTGCGCCGCCGTGGTCGCCTTAGCCCCCACGTTAGGCCACAGGTTCATCATCGCCGCAGTGCATGCAGCCGTAGCCATTACGCAGTAGCGGCTGGCCCCATTGCTCACAGCGCGGGCACACCGGCGGGCAGTCGTTGACGTGCGGGCCGTCCTTCAGTTTCAGCGTCTCGTAGTACGCCGGGTGGGCCTTCAGCAGCCTGGCGCGCACGTCGGTGAAGCCCGCATCCGTCCAGTCTGCAATGGCCGGATACGCCAGCTTGCGGGCATCCTGCGCGGTGTGCGCCCAAGCCAGCACGGCCCCGTCTGCAGGGTCGCCACACCAGCACATGTATGGCCGCAGTGGCCTAACATGGCGGTCAACCGGAGTGCCGCTGGCATCCGTCGTCTGCATATCGAACCTTTCTTCGGGCGTCACCCGGTTACCTCTACGTTATGCCGCACCCGTCTGATCCATCATCACCGTGCGGGCCAGCGCCTCACACGTCGGGCAAGTATCAAACGGCGTTTGTGGTGGCGGCGCTGCCTGATCCATCGCCACGTAAATGCGCTCAAGCAGGTTGGCGGAAAGAACAAAGTCGCCTTTCGCCAGCATCACGTCATGCGCTGCGCCTATCATTTCTCGGGTTACTGTCGCCGTCCTGCCAGCGACGACTTTTGCCGCCTTCAATTCCTCAATCGCGGTTAGCGTCTGGTCAGGGTCGCCGCATCCGTCGCCACCGATCCCGAGTGCATCATCAATCGCGGCCAGCGTGCGCACGGCCTGTTCAAACATGCTCTTGTAGTCCTCCGTCATTCCCGTTCTCCGTTTCCATCAGCGGCATAACCCGGCGTTCGTTCGGACTCGCCTACGCTGCGCTTCGGCGAGCCGCACAACTCTGCGTTCGGCATCTATCGGTTCTTAATCACCCGATTGATGCTGCTGGAAACTGGCGAGTAATCGCTATGGATAACGCGCACGTTTAAGCAGCGGCCCTGAGTCTTGGCAGCAAACTGCCTCGCCATCCGCCATGCTTCTTCCTCGGTCTCAATTGCAGGCTCTCCGCTTTTCACGTCCGGAAAGTGGTCACTCACCAGAGCATAACTATCTCTGCGTTCAAAAGAGACCATAAACCCATTTGACTGGCCTTTCATGATCTGAAGCGCTTCTTCCATCGTCATTTTCATCGCCCTTTCGCTTCGGCACCAGGCCGAACAGGTTGGTCAACGCGAGCCCCAAAAGCGGGCCTCGCTCTCGCTGGTCATTCCGGCAGTGGCTCGCGCTTTTGGGCCCGCGTTACCACCACGTTCGGCTTCAGGTTCACTTCCACCACTCGTAGCCTTCGCCGTCGCAGTGCTCGCACGGCAAGATGCCGTCGTTCCACGGGTCGCCGCCCGTACCGTGGCAGTGCTTGCAAGTCACGTTGCGCACCTCGCCATCGTCGTCGTGGAAGTAGTTGTCTTCCTCGTCTCGGTCGCTGTAGCGCACGTCGAAGCGGTCAGGCGCCCAGATGCGCGAGTGTTCAAGCTGGCGTGCTGCCTGTCGGCGCCGAAGCTGCTGCATGTTCATGGCTGCATCTCTACGTGAGGCTGTCGCGCGACATCTCTGCAAGAGGCCCGCGCCTCATCCAACCAGTTCCACGCAGTGGCGTCTTTGCACAGCGGTGTAAACAAGACGTCGGCTTCTTGCAGCAGGCGGCGCAGCTTCGAGCACCGCTTGCGCTCTGCGGCCAGTTGCTGGTGTAAATCTGCGATCTCTGCCGCGTCTGCGCAGCGGTCGCAGCTCCTGGCAAGCTGTCCGTGTTCGCAGTCTCTGCTCATGGCTGCATCTCTGCGCCAGGTTGCTGTGCGATCTCTCGGCACGAAGGCCGCGCGATCCCGGCTTGTCGCTTCAGGGCCGCCACCGCCACAGTCCACGAACTCCGTGGCGCTTTTGTTGTGGCGGCAGTGACGTAGACCCTGGCCTTTTTTGGCGGCCTCTTGGCGTCTGGACCAGAGCCCCAGGCCCAAAGGGTCGATATTGATGCACGAGGCGTCAGGCGCTCATATGCCGCCCTGTAGATCAGCCGGCCCTTGTGCAGTGCTCGCATGGCCGGGCGCAGGTTTGACTCCTGCACGCCTGACTGATGGCATATCTCGGAGATCGGCGAGGGGCCCTGTTGCAAGGCGTGCACGATGCTGGCGAATGCCACAACGCGCGGGCGCAGTGGCGGCATGTGATCGGCGTGCGTCTGCGGCTGGCCGTTGCGCATGATCGGCGCGGGGTAGCGCTGGCCCGTTCCAATGCGATAGATTGGGGAGGCGAAACCGCGCTTTGAGCCGTTCCATCCAACTCTATCCAGCAGATTGAGGGCCATGAACTGCTTGAACAGCGGCTTCAGCGCCAACGGGTGGACCCCAGTGATTTCGGCTGCGCTGATTGCCGTCTGCGGTTCCTTCAGCACAACCAGCAGCTGGGCCATTGCGCCGTATCCGATGTACGCGCCGCTCTTGCGGCCGTCGGGTTTTGGTTTGCGAATCAGGGTCATGTTGTGGCTAGATTGTCGCTTCAAAGCAGTCAACGGCCGTGCGCAAGGCTGCTGTATGCGCATCGCTCCAGAGGCTGCAGTCACCTTCGGGGGCGAGCATCTCCAGGGCTTCGCGGCACAGGGCCAGCGTGTGCCGCTCTGAGTAGTTGTCATCGGCAACTGGCGCAGTGGGCTCGGGCTGCGATGCGGCGATGGCAGCCGCAGCCTCGCGTGCGTGCATCATGGCGTCGGGCTTGCTGGCCAAGGCATCAAACAGGCCCCGTGATGCGTCTTGCAGCAGCGGCGCGGGGATGCCACAGGCGGCCTGCACCTGTGCGTCGGCGTCCTGGCTGACTTGCTGCAAGGCTTTCGCCCGCTCGTCCTCGCGCGCCATGGCGGCGCTGTGCTTCGCCCGCAGTGCCGCCAGGGTCGATGCCTGCGCGGCCTGGGCAGCAGCTGCGAATTCCTGATAGGTGCTTTCGCTCACGTCCAGGGCCTCCACGGCGGTGATGGCCTCGAACAAGTCCCAGGCGCTGGCCCGTTCGTGGCCAGTGGCGGCAGCGTGGATTTCGCTGATGCGCCGGCTCAGGCTTGTGAGCCGGGCGGCTTCATCGCGGGCTTTCTTCAGTTCAGCAGCCTGCTGTGCGGCGCGCTCGGCGTCCTGACGCGCCTGTTCTTCGCGCTGGGCCTGCAGTTCGGCGCGTTCCAAGTCAAGGCGGATGCGCTCCATCTTGCCCAAGGTCAACAGCTTTGCGCTGCCCCAGTGGGCGGCCACGTCCTGAAAACCACGGTCGGCAGGCATGGCGGCGGCGGTCAGGGCTGTGATGCCAGCAGCCACGCGGTCGGCGGTCATGCCCTGGGTCGTGCATCGGTCAAGCCAGCCGGCCAGGATAACGTCAACCTCTTGGCGCAGGCCGGCCAGGCGCTCGGCCTCCTTGCGCGCGGCTTCGGCCTTCACGGCTTCGCGGCGGGCTTCCTCGGCGGTGATCTGGGCCTTGTAGTGCTCTTCACCGGCCAGCAGTTTCGCCTCCAGGTCGGCGGCAAAGCTGTCGATGGCTTTGCCCAGCGCCAGCACCGGGGCCTTGGCTGCCTTGCGGGCTTTCTCCACCTCCAGGCGCGGGTTGCGGTACGCGCGCCAAGATGCCTCGGCCAGCCTCATCCCGGCCGGGGTGTCGATGGCGGCAACGATCACGTTCTTCGGGTGTGCAGCTTCGATGGCGGCCAGGCCGGCTGCAATCTGGTCGAACTTGGCAACTTCGCCTTGCACCGTGGTGATGCTGGTGGCGATGGCGCTGGGGGTTTGTTCGGCCACGGTGGGCCGGTCGATCACTTCGGTGTTCATGGTGGCGTCTTTCAGGCGGTGGCTTTGGCAATGGCAGCGCGGGCTTGCTTGGTGGCGTCTTCGCGCTCGGGGTCGCCCAGGTTGTTGCGGCGCATGTAGTCGGCATTTTTTTCCACCAGCACGATCAGCGCATCCAGCAGGTCGGGTGCAGCAGCCATCAAACGCATGTCGGGGTGCGTGATGTCTTGGCACCAACTGGCGTGATGCTCGCGGCCAGGAAACGGCGCGATCCAATCAGGCCGGTCAGGCAGGCGGTGCATGATGTTCATGCCGTCGTGCGCGGTGTCGCGCAGGGTCACAACGGCGCTGCTCATGCCCCAGCGGTCAAAGTCCATGATGCTCAGGTCGTACATGGGCTTGCCGCCCACCAAGTGCAGGCGCTTGCTATTCATGCTGATTTCCCAGCGCCACGGGCCCGGGGTGTGGGGTGCTTTGGGTTTGGTGTTGTCCACGGTCAGAATGCCGGCTCAAGCGGCGCAAGTTGGGTGGTGGCTTGTGGGGTGGGTGCTGCTGGTGCCTGGGCGGGCTCGGGCAGTTCGTCCTCGCCGCGCAGCACCGCCATGACGCCACGCAACTTGGCGCGGTAGTTCTCAACCAGCCGGTCGAAGAGCAGCATGTCAGCCTCGAAGGCTGCAATCTCTTCTTCGTCGCGGTTCACGCGCACCACGCGCAACAGGTCAAGGTCAGGGGCCCACAGAACCACGTCAACCCAGTCCAGCGTCAGCAGCCACATGGCCATCAGGCACTGGTCGCGGTACTCGCTGATGTCGCCGTCAACCAGGGCAGCGAACAGGCTTGTGCTGCCCACCAGCGTTTTGACCTCGATTGCACCGTTCGGGCCCACTCTGCCGTCCAGGCTGCAGCCAAACCGGCCGTCATGGGTGTGCGCAAAACCCACTTCTTCCACCAGTTCGCCCGTAAAGGCTTCGTACTTCATGCGCGCGATTGGCTCCTGTTCTGTGCCGATCCGCATGGCGGTGTTTTGGCCCTGGGCCAGCGGCTGGCCGCCTTCACGCTCGCGGGCGGTGTCCATGGCATAGGTCAGCATCTTGCTGCCCGGGCTGCCGTTCTTCAGGCGGTCGCGGGCATCCTTGGCGCGGCTGCCGGTGATGGCGCCACGGCGCGCGGCAAGCCATTCATCACTGCCCTGGGGGTCGTTGCACCAGATGATGGTCATGACGCGGCCCCTGCCGTCGTCTTGGCTGCTTCGGCAATGCGGCTGCGCTGGTTGGCCACGGCCTGCTTGAACTCGGCGTGCGCGTTCGGCCAGCGCGCCAACTTGCCGTTGTTGTCCTTCCAGAACTTGAGGGCTTCGGCGTCGGTGGTGACTGCGCTGGCCTTGGCGATCAGTTCGTTGACGATGGCGCTCACTTCAGAGCCGTCATCGTCTTGCCTGCCGCCGTCGTCTTGGTCGCCGGTCGGGTGGCGCGGGCGCTGGTCAATGTCGTCATCAGCGGCCACGCCCAGCATCGGCGTAACTTGGTAGCGGCGCAGATAGCTGACCACGGCGCCAAACTCCTTGGGGTCGGGGTACTCGCGCGGGCCCTTGATGTCCAGGCGGGCCGACACGCTGCCGCCGTCCTTGTGGGTCAGGCGGGTTTCGATGAACGTAGCCCCGCTAGGCTCGCTGCTGACAATCTGCATCAGGCCCAGTCCGTACTTGGTCAGTGCTGGCCTGGTGCGCAGGTTGATTTCATCAAGGTCGGCGTAGCGAAACTTGTATTTGCCGCCCGACTTCATGGTGATCATCACTTCACGGTTCTTCGTGATCGGCTGGAACTCGGCTTGCGCCTGGGCCAGCGCGGAATAAAGCGCAGCCATTGCTTGATCGTTCACAGGATCTCCTTTGTCATGTTTCGGATGTACGCCCGCACCGCGCGCCAAACACGCCGCGCAGCACTCACGGGCAGCGGCTTGGTGCGCCGGTATGGGCCGGTGACGGCGCCGCTGGCCAGCAGCATGGCGCCCAGGTTGTTGGCTTGCTTCATCGAGCATCCTTCGGTCGTTCTTGGGTTTGCTTGGCGCGCGCCTTTGCGCCGCAGGCTTTGCCGCAGTCAACCCACAGCGCCAAGCCTGCGCGCAGAAGCAGGGCCAGAATGACCATGTTGAGCAGCGCCACGACAACGGCAGCAGCAGAGTGGCGGCCCATCACAGGAACACCTTGTCGGCAATGGCCGGCAGCACCCAGCCGACAAACCCCGCCACGCCAGCCAGCAACGCGGCCAGTGCTGCCAGTGCCTTCGTCAGCGGCGGCAGCCCTTCAGGGTCTGTTGCAGCGTCGTGCTCGTCGTGAAGCACGCCGCGCTGGGACTCACGCCAAGCAGCTTCGGCTGCACGTTGTTCGCGGCGGTCGCTCATATGACACCCAGCCTGATGAGTACAGCTACCAGCACCGCCAGCCAGGCTATTACCACCACATCCAGCTCCCAAGGCGTGCGCTTTGGCTTTGGCGGCTGAATCATGGATTGCACAATTTCCCAGCCGCCCCTCACAGCGCACCTCTGCGCAGCTTAGGGAAGCATGCGCCAGCAAAGCCCGCTGCACGCTCAAACGCGCTTGGATAGTCGTCGCACCTTCCGGCAGCCGCGTCAGCGTCGGCAAGGGCCTGGGCGTGCGTGTCGGAGTACAGCCGGGCGATGTTTGCGGCTTCGGCCATCACCTGCACGCGTGTGGTCAAATCGGGAGACGTCAGGCCAGCCATTACAGCGCGAACCAGGCAGCCCATCAGATGCTGACCCTGTTCGCCCCCAGCAGCGTCAGCCAGCAGGTCACCAAGTGCGAGAGATTTTTTGCCAAAGGCAGGTGTTTGCAACACTGCCCGGGTGTCGCCTTGCCCCAGCGCTTTAAGCATCTCGGCCATCAACAGCCGTTCTGTCGCGTTTGCTTCGCGGTAGCTCATCGTGTGTGACTCCTAGCGCTGCCGGCCCCGCACTGTGCTGGGCACTTCGGGTAGCGCATGGGCTGGACTATGCACCGATGCAATGCGGCTGTCAACGCGTAAACGCAAACAAATATGTAACAGTGCAACAGCACACTTGCGCATTGATCGCGGGATCGCATAGGATAGCGACATGCACAATACATCAGACACTATTCGGCAGCTGCGAGCGCTTGGATCGTCGCAGGCCGATATTGCCCGAGAGGCCGGCATTACACAATGCACAGTCAGCCGCTGGGGGGCTGGAGAGGGAACCGCGTCGGCTGATGCGGGCATCCGCCTGGCGAGGATCTTAGACAGCAAGCTGGCCGGGCTGCAGGCAGCGCGCACGACGCGGCGGGCCAAATGACGATTTCCCGGTTGACCGCACAACCCGCGGCACTGGCCCCAGCCTATCTGGGCACCTGCGCGACTCCCGCAGGTGGCGGCGGTTTGCCCGAGGCTACGGTCTCGGGCGTTTTTACACCGCAGGGCCCAGGACCGGGCCAGCCGACGCCGGCTGATCGTGGCGAAGGCGCGGTTGGCGTTCGATTCGCCAGCCCTGCTCCACATGACCCAGTGCCCACGCCTGAGCGCGGCATTGAGGACACCGTACAGCGCGCCCTCGTGCGCATGCGCGACGCACGCATCCAGGCCGTGCCCATTGCCGGCCCGTGCGGTGGTGGCAAAACGAAGCGGGGCTTGTTGCTGGGCCAGTGCTACAGCTGCGCCGACTGGGGCCCGCTTGGACCGCACACCAGGGCGCCGCGCATCCAGTGGGGCGACGCTCCTGTGTGCCATGACCATGTTGCAGTTTATGGCGCTCACCTGGTTGCCGAACGGCAACTGCATGATGGGTGCGCGCTGTGAATTCATGCCTCAACTATGGCTATTTTTTGGCGTGCGCGTACCCCAAGCCTTGGGGGGGTGATTGCAACGCCAGCACCTTGAATGAGGGGGTGCTGGCGTGAGTCGGCCAGCCCTCAGCGACAAGCAGATTCTGCGCATGCAGTTCCGCATTGGCTTGTTCATGCGCCGCGACATGACAGAGCCAGCGGCCGAAGCGCTGGCCGACCGCTTGGCCGACCGAGATCACGAGCGCGACGACAGGCGCATGTGCGCCGAGTGTGCGCACCTTCAGGAACGCGGCACCTGCTTTGCGGCACCACGCGGCTGGATACCAAACACCGTGCGCCATGACGACTGGCGCCAGTTCACCCCTGTTCGCACGCTGCTTCAGCGCTGCGAGGCATTCACTTTTTCGACGCCTGCATGAACCACTTCAACTACGTCTGCTTTTTCTCAAACAACACATTCAAGGTTGGCGTCACGAAGGAGCCAACGCGAAGGCTTTCTGAGTATGTCCGGTCAGCTACCCGCTTTGGCCGACAGATTCGGGGCTTTTGGGTTTCATGTCCGCGCACTGAAGACCGGGCGCGCACTTTGGAAACTGCCGTGAAGCGCGCCTATCGTGACTGCGCCATACCTGGGCATACAGAGACATTTGACGGCAGCGCCGCTTTTGGGCATGTCGTTGTGAAGTCTTTGGGTTGCGGCCCATCTGAGCGCTCTGCGCGTCGATTGCCGATGCGCGCGTTTTGCGCTCGGTTTGGCAAGGCGCAGGCATCTACCGGCATGCAGCGGGCTTTGGTCGTTGCAAGCATTGCCCGGAATCGTGGGGTGCAGCTGTGAATCTGACGAACATCCGCCTTGACGGCGGCACACAGCCGCGTACCGCCATCAATGAGCAGGTGGTGGCCGAATACGCCGATGCGATGCGCGCAGGCGTTGTGTTTCCACCGCTCACCGTGTTTTTTGACGGTGCCGACTACTGGCTTGCTGATGGTTTCCATCGCTGGCACGCATACAAGGCCAGCGGGGCTACGGTGAGCGTCGATTGCCGCAGTGGCACTAGGCGCGATGCGGTGCTGTACGCCGTGGGCGCCAACGGCACGCACGGCCTGCGCCGCACCCGCGACGACAAGCGCCGCGCCGTTCGCATGCTGCTGGAGGATGCTGAGTGGGGTCAGTGGTCAGACCGTGAGATTGCCAAGCGCTGCGATGTTGACCACAAAACCGTGGGCGGCATCAGGCGGGAGCTTGCGCCGGCCGAAAAGAATGGGGAAATTCCCCATTCTTTTGCGGCGCGGAAGTCCGCCAGCAAACTTGGGAAAGAGTTCACCAAGGACACGTCCGGCGTCAGAGCGGCGAACAAAGCCCGCGCTGAGCCGCCCATCACTCCTGCGCCACCAGCAAAGCCAAAGAGCGCTGCCGAGCTTGAGCGCGAACAAGCAGCAGAGGATGCCTACGGCGACACCGATCCGCTGGATCTGCTGGAGAGCATGCAAAAGCAGATCGAGGAACTGACGGCGCTGGTCTCTGCGGCCGAGGCCGATGACCTCAAGGCCGAGGCCGTCAAGTGGCGCCGCGCCTATGACCACGCATGCCGTCAGCAGTCGGAGGAAATGGGCAAGGCAAAAGCTGCGCGCGACCGCGAGGCCAGAACCATGAAACAACTGCGCCGCTGCGGCAAGCCGCTGGGCGTGGAAGACCCGGACAAGATCGCCCCGGCCGTCGAGGCGTTTGTACGCGAGCACAAGGCTGTAGCGGCATGAAGATCGAACTTCGGGACTACCAAGCTTATGCGTTCCAGCAGGCCCGCGAAGCAGTGCGCCAGGGTAAGCGGCGCATCCTGATTGTCGCGCCAACAGGTGGCGGCAAAACGGTGCTGGCGTCAGCTCTCATGGAGATGGTCAAGGAAAAGGGTAAGCGCGCCAGTTTCGTGGTGGACCGGTTATCGCTGGTTCAACAGACCAGCGACACCTTTGACCGTTACGGCCTGGATCATGGCGTTATTCAGGGTGGCCACTTCCGATTTCGCCCATCGCTACCGCTGCAACTATGCAGTGTGCAAACGCTGGGCCGGCGCATGTGGCCTGAAACCCAGGTGGACGTGTTTGACGAGGCGCACGTTTTGCACGCCACACACAAAAAGCGGCTGGAAAGCGGCGCGTCCATCGTCATTGGGCTGACCGCAACGCCGTTTACAAAGGGCCTGGGCAAGTGGTTCGATACTGTCATCAACGTGACCACGACCCGCGCGCTGATCGAGCAGAACTGGCTTTCAAGCTACCGGGTATTTTCTTGCGTTGAGCCCGACATGAGCGGCGTGACGGTGAAGTCCACTGGCGAATGGGACGACACCCAGGCCAGCAAGAAGGCGCTGGAAGTGGTGGGCGATGTTGTTGCCGAGTACCTGAAGCATGGCGAGAACCGGAAATTCATTTGCAGCGCCGTAGACACTGCGCACGTTCAGGAACTGCAGCGCCAATTTTTGGCGGCTGGAATCAACGTCGCCAGCTACACCTATCTCGATAGCGAGGAAGATCGTTGCGACGTGACGTTGGAGTTCCGCAAGGCCGACAGCGCAATCAAGGGCCTCATCACGGTTACGGCCGCATCGCGTGGATTCGATATTCCTGACGTTTCCTGCATCATCATGGCCCGGCCGTTGCGCAAGAGCTTGGCCGAGCATATTCAGCTTTTAGGTCGCGGCCTGCGCATCGCTGAAGGCAAGAATGATTGCCTCGTTCTTTGCCACTCAGGGAACATGGCCCGCTTTTGGGTTGACACCGAAGACTTTTTCGACAACGGCCTGGACGAACTGGACGACGGGGAGGCCAAGGACAAGAAGAAGCCAGAGAAGAAGCCTGAGGCAGAACCTGTCAAGTGCCAAGCCTGCGGGCATTTGCACAAGCCTATGCCATTCTGCCCGGCCTGCGGGCATGAATACCCCAAGCGGGTGACGGTACAGCACGTTCCAGGCACGCTAAAGGAACTGATCGCCACCAAAGACGCGGGCATGCTGCGCCGTGAACTGTGGCCCCAGGTTTGCTGGTACGTGCGAGAGAGATGCAACCCCCGCGACGACCTGCACGCGCAGAAGATGGCTCAGGGCATCTACGCCAGTTTGGTTGGCGAGCCCGCCAAGGCGCGTTACGAGAACACCACGCCGAAAGAGTGCTCACGCGAAGTTGCAGACAAGATTCGTGGGCAGCACAACAACTGGCTGATTCGGCAGCGGTACGGCCGCGCAAAGAGCGCCAGCCGGCCCATGCCTGACAACTGGGGCGAGACACGCGGTGGTGCTGCGGCATGACCTTCGAGCAAGCTCTGCGCCTGGCTGGCTTGCGCCCTCGGGACGTGGTGGCCGATGGTCGCATCCGGCGCTGCGATACCGAATCGAAGCCGGGCCGGCGAAACGGTTGGTACGTTCTCAATCCTGATGGCCACGGGTCTTATGGCGACTGGGCCACGGGCGGAAGCGAAGCGCTTGGGCACTGGCGCGACGACCGCACAACGGTGGACCCTGCGGCACTGGCCCGCCAGCAGGCACTGGTGGCGAAGAACCGCGAACGCGAACGCGCAGCCCGCGTGCAGGCAATTCGTGGCGCCCGGCAGTTCTGGAACATGAAGGCGCGGCCGGTGCGCAGCCTGCATCCGTACTTGGCAAACAAGGGCTTGGCTGCCCAGGGCACGGCCGGCCTGCGGGCATGTGACGGCTGGTTGGTCATCCCGGTGATGTTTCGGGGCAGCGTCATCAGCGTGCAGCGCATCAGCGCAACCGGTGAAAAGCTGTTCTGGCCGGGCGCACCTGTGAAGGGTGGGTACTACCTGCTGGACCGGCCCAGCGCTGCCGTGACGGTGCTGTGCGAGGGTTTTTCCACGGGGCTGGCGGTGTACCAGTGCATGCGCCATGCGCGCGTGGTGGTGGCCTTTGACGCCGGCAACCTGCAGCCCGTGACAAACGAACTACGGCCCACCGGCTCTGTGGTGTTTGTGGCCGACAATGACAAGGGCACGCTGGCCCGGCGCGGGTTCAACCCGGGCATTGACAAGGCCAAGAACGCTGCCGAGCTAATCGGCGCTGGCGTCATGTGGTTCGAGGGCATCGAAGGCACCGATGCTGCCGATGCGCTGAAGCAATGGGGCCAGCCTGGCGCGCGGCGTATTGAACGGCTGATATTGGCTGGCGCCCGCTACGTGGAGCGCCCCGGATGACCGCCGCAACCCTGAGCCACGGGGAAACGTATGGGCCTGGATGGGCTGGCATGGCAAGAAACACCGGGGGCAGTTGCCGCCCCGTTAAAAAGCAACACCAGACGAGGCCGCAGGCCGGGGTGCAACTCCCTCAACGTTCTGGCGGCTGGCGCATGACCCACGGCCGGGGGCTCTATCAGGAGCACGGTGGGTATCCCGCAAGGGGGTGGCGTCCAAACCCTTCTTGCCCCTGTGGGGGTAGGGGGGCGTTTGGGTGGAAGGTGATGTCCACAGCGGTATTGGGGTTCGCAATGTGTGAATGCACACCAAGCATGAAAGTTAGGTACTGCGGCAGGCCTGGATGCCGCGACCCGAAGGTGATCGAGCAGGAGCGCCAGCAGCGCGATGCCGAAGCCACGGAGGACGTGGGCCAGCGGCAGCAGCGCGAGCACGGTGATGACTTTGGGGAACGGACGGCATGAACACGCACCAAGAAACTGACATCGCGCTGGCCTTTGACGCCACGCAGGAAGCCCGGCACGCTGCCCTGTTGCGCGCCAATGAGATTGCCCGCGCTCTGGTGGAGCGCAGCCGCGCTGCGGCCGCAGGCCAGCAGCCCGACGAAGACGGCGAAGTTCCTGGCCCGCAGCGGCTGCGCATCGTAGTGGGCTACCTGCACGAAGACAAAAGCACCAAGCAGCGGGCTTTCCTGCATGGGGTGGTGCTGCCGCAGATCGCCGAGCAGTTCACTTTCCCTGACGGAACCCGGTACGCGGCGCCTGTGTGGAAAGAACACTTCCGCGCCCGGCTGCTGGGCGACAAGTGGGTGCTGCGCAAGGCCATCAAGTCGGTGGACGGCAAGATGGTGCAGGCCAAGCGCGCCACGCCGCACCGGGTTCGCATCAGCACCGAAGACCTGTCGTTGCTGCAATACAGCCAGTACATCGACCGCGTAATTGACTTGGCCGTAACCGAACTGGGCGTGACGTTTGACTTTGTGCAGGCCGAGCGCGAAGCCGTGCGGCACGAGCGGAAGAAGCGGGCAAAGGCGGCGGCGCAAGAGGTGGCTGCATGACTCCAGACCGCCGCCAGATTCTTCGCCACATGGCAGCCAGCAAGCCCCGTGGCAAGCCGCAGTCGGCCTGCGCTGTGGCCAAAGCCGTGGTCATGAAGCCCACCGACGCGGCAACACACCTTGCCGGGTTGATGACTGCCGGCCTGGTGCAGACCGCAACCCGAGGCAGCGGCTGGGTGCTGACCACACGCGGCATTGACCACGTTGAAACAAGGATGCGGCCGTGAACATTGAAGAACTGTGCTTCAACTGCGCCCGGGCCGTGATCGCGGGAACCGGCATCACGCTGTCACTGCCAAAGGGCGCACGCTGGCCGGACAAGTTTCCGCGCGGCGAACTGCTGAGCGTGAACCTCGAAGGCACTCGAAACGTGTCCTTCAACCCGGTGCGTGTGCTGGCCTGGGTTCAGCAATCCACGAAGGCCATGCAGACCGTTTACAGCGACTTTCAGGTGACCGCTGCAACGCAGACGGCAGTGCCAATCAAGGGACCACTGTGAGCACTGCCGGAAACAGGTGGCGCATGCCTGGAGGCCACGAGGCTCTGGAAATGCCCGGCAGCACTCGTGATGCGCTGCAGCTTTCGATTCTTGTGCCCGACACCGTTTGTCCGTGGCAGCTTAAGCCTACTCAGACCGTACCGCGCGTGCTGTGCGAACTGCTTCCAAGCAGGTACTTGCACGGAGCGATACCGAAGGACGACGAATGAGCGAACACGAAACGCAAGCCGCGTTCATCAAGCGGCTTGAACTGGCCGGCATCCATGGCATTGAATCGTCCTTCGCGGTGCCTAACGGTGGCGCAAGACACCCCGCCGTGGCCGGCAAGCTAAAGGCCGAAGGCGTGCGCCCAGGCATACCTGATTGGCTGTGGCCAGAACCGCGCGGCGGGTTCATGGGCCTTGCCATCGAGTTCAAGCACGGCGATGGAACACCCAGCAAGGAACAGCGCCAGCGCATGGATGCACTGCAAGCAAGCGGCTGGTGCGTGGTGGTGTGTTGGACTTGGGAAGCCGCCTATCGCACGGTTGTCGGATATGCGGCAATGCTGAGGG